TTATGCCACGTCGATCCACTCGGCGCCCCGGCTGTCACGGTAGAGCGCGGTCATCGCTGCCGACTTGTGGCCGAGCAGCAATTGCGGATCTCGGCCTTCCGCTGCGTGCAATCTGGCAGCCAGTGAGCGCATCTCGTGGAATGTAGGCGGGCTCGCTCCGAATTCTATGCCGGTGCGGTACCGCGCTGCTGCAAATGCGCTGGTCAACGTGTCCAGCATGATCGGCATTCCCGGCGTCGCGCGACTCACGGTTCGGCTGTGATGCACGAGATGTTTGGACACTACAGCATCCCGGCAGGCTTTAACCACCTCGCCCAGTTCGAGCCCGAGCGATTCCAGGCGCAGCTTCGTGCTGATCCGCAGCCTGGCGCCGGTCTTCGCTTGGATGATGTGCAGGTGCTCGTCGTACACGTCTTTGAACAGCATCGCGGCGATATCGTCACGGCGCTGGCCGGTCAGTACCGCAAGCTCCATTGCCCGCTTCAGCCAAGGCTGCTTGGCCTCCGCGTAGATCGCCTTCCATAGCTCCAGGGTCAGCCGCTCGCGCTTGACCTTCACCTTCGCGGCCCGTGTCACCTCGACCGGGTTGTCCTTCCGCCATCCAGCCGCTATCGCCTCGCGCATCAGGTCGCTCAGCAGTGACCGCATGGCCTTAGCCATCTGCGCCTTTCCTTCATCCGTGAAGGTCTTCAGGTAGGCGGCAATCTCAAACGTCCCGATGCTTTCCGTGTCAAGGTGCCCAAGCGCCTCGCTCAACCGATTGAGCCTCATGCGCACCGTTTCCTTGCTGCGGTCAGATACATCTCGCTCGGCGTAGAGTTTGCGGTACTCGTCGATCCATTCCGAGAACCTGCGGACCGGTGCGGCTGCTATTCGCTCAACCAGTGCCGGCTGCATCTTCGCGCCTGCATGATTGGCGCGCACAGCCTCCCGCACGGCCTGCGCCTTGTCCGAGCCAAGCCCGTACCACTTTCCTGACAGCGGGTCACGGTAGCTGTAATAGGTGACGCCGTTCCTGCTATCCGTCTTGCGGTACAGGTTCGGCGGCAGGTCTTTCGAACCTGTCTTACGCGGCCTTGGCGCCATGTCGATCCCTCGCAATGCGCCCGGCAAGCGTGCCTGGCTCGATGTACTGTGCGTCTGGCTCAACATAATAGCTGCGCCCGTGCTTCACTGGGGCGGGGAAAATCTTCGCCTCCCGCGCCCACCGCCGCAGCGTGTTGAGCGTAGGCGCAGGATCGAAGTTCGCTTCTGCCCATTTCTCAAGGCTCAATTTCATCTCTCACCCCTCCAATTCCCGGCAGCCGCAGTAACTGCAACGCTTGCCGAGGATATTCTTCACGCACACGTTCGTGCGCTCGCCTTCTTCCTCTATCCAGACTTCCATGCGGATTCGCTGCATGTCGGACTTGGCGAGGATTTCAAACTGGCGTTTCTGCTCCTGCTCCGGCAGGCGCTTGAATGATTGCCAAAGGCTCATGCTCACCCCCTCACCGTTACGCCGGCTGCTTCGATGGCGTCGATCGCCTCGCCGCGCATGTCGTTCCAGCCGCCCTCATAGCTCGCGTATGGCGGCGCCTTCATCGGTTGCGGCATCTGCACGACCAGCTCCCGCCGCGACGCCAGCCACACATTCCGCATCTGGTCCTTCACGTCCTCGAACTGCTCGCGGTGAGGCTGCCTGTCCCACCACGCCTCGAACTCTGCTATCGCCTTGTCTGTGTGCATGTCTATCTCCTGCTGCGTGTGGGGTTAGGCGTTGGCGTCCTGAATGTCTTCTTCCGTGAGGGTGTACTCGGTCACATCCGTGATCCGGTAGAAGGTTGGATGGCAGTGTCGGCTCACCCAATCGTTCAGTAACGATTCGAGCTCTGCCTTCGCCTCGGCTGTTACGTCCGGGTAGTCTTCGGCGTGCTCTCCAAAGTTGTCGTAAGCGCGCTCACCAATCATTTCAATGACGTCGGAGGCGCTGATGAACGCCGTCGCAGGCGGACGGACACCTGTGCCGAAGTAAACCGTGTCGCCCGCTTTCAGCTCTTCATTGCCAGCCAGCAGGTCGCCGAGGCAGTCGCAGTTCCAGTCTTCTTCGTTATCTGACCAGTACGTCGGGTTTTCAGTAGTCATAGCAATATCCTCCCCGCCGACTCTCGCCGGCAGGCTGTGTGTTTGGGTGGGGTTATGGGTGAGTGCCTGACTTTGGGTCAGGGTGTCACGGCTGGGTTTTGCTTCTGCATCGCATCCGTGAATGCCTGCCTGCGCAGCTCGTCCAGATGATTCAGTAGCACGTCGAGGTCATCGAAGTTCTGACGCGCCCGGGAGCGCTGCAGCGTGAACCCGTGGCGCGCCATGAACCAGAGGAACACGTCGATGGTGTAGCAGTGCGCCTGCCGCCAGTTGACCTCCTTGGCCGGGTGATCTTCTTCCAGTTCGATGTAGTCGGCTATCCCCTTGAAGAGCTGCTTGCAGTTGTGGAAGTCCCGCATGAACTCCGGCAGGTGCTTCTGATCGTCTCGCCATTGTTTGAGCTTGCTGTCCATTCACGCCTCCTTCGCAGCCATGGCGGCGTCGATGGCACCATTCAGCTCGGCCACTGCTGCGCGCAATTTGGCATTCTCAGCACGCAGCGCCTCGATCTGTTCTCGATATTCGCGTATTAATCGCCATGACGAACGAACGCTATCGGCATCAATGATGTATTCCTCAACGCTGCGCGACTCTGGGCATATCTCAGTCACGACGATGCTATTGCGGTTCTCTGCCAGTTGTTTCCAGTGCTCGCGCTGGATGATCGCTCGATCAAGCTGCGCCTTCAATTTGGTGACGTAGCTGTTAGTTCCCACCGTCCACCTCCTGCAATGCCTGATCAATACGAGGGCGCATGAATCGCCACTTACAACCATGAACCAAATCACGCAGTATTTGCGCCATTTTGTCTCGTTGCGCACGCATCCACTCGACCTCGGCGCGGAGCTGGCTGACCTTCTCCATTTCAGCGATGCACACGCGCTGCTGGCTGTCTCGGTCCTCCCGCAGCCTATCCCGCTCGGCGGTCACGGCAGCCAATGCACGCTCCGCATCGTTCGCATCGTTCGCATCGGCCGCGGCAACGTCGGCGCGGGTACGCTCGGCTGACAGGGCGGCGAGGTGGTCGGATTGAAGGATAAGCGGAGCCGGCCTCTCGTCGTCAACGTATAGAAATGCCTCCTTCTCATCGAAGAACAACATCTGCCAATCGCCATCATTCCCAGGCGTTGCGTACGCAACTACCTCCACCCCTTCCGCCTCTGCGGGCTGGGCAATTGCCTCGCGCAATGCCTCAGCTGCGAAAGCCTCGGCGCTTCCTGAGCTTGACGAGTGAACCTCAAGCCACTTTGCCGCCTCTTCCAACGCAGCGGGATCAACCAATACCTTGCTCATTCCACTGCATCCAATGCCGTGACGGGGTAAATCTGCACGCTGTTGCGATGCGCGCTGCTCTCGACTGCGTAGCCCTCTGGCGTCTGCCCGGTCGAGTACCAGCCAACCACGCGGCCTTCCCACTCGCTGCCGGTGGACTTCTTCACGAGGTCGCCCATGCGGAACTTGCCTTGCGGGGCGGTCTGCGCGATGGGGGCGGCAACGTGTGTCTCGGCCAGAATCCGATAGCGGCCGCTGCATTTAGGGCAGGCCGCTCCCATCGCGTTCTCTTTGCCGCAGTCAGGGCACTGATCCTCGACCGGGCTCGGCCCGCTCCAGTCACACATCGCGCACGTCGCGTCTGTCTGGTGAGCGTCGTTGATGCCGACATGACCGCAGTCTGTGCACTCGCGGCACTCAACGTAAGCAGGCTGCTGCTCGGTCTGCGCGGGGCGGGTGACGCGGGCTCTCAGCTCAGCCACATGGTCGCGCTCCTGCTCTGCCAGGTATTTCCAGTGCTCGGCAGCAGGCCATGGCGATTCGACGACAATCGCAGATACCTGAATTCCCGCAGGCATGGACAGGGTGTTCAGCGCGGCGGCATGCTGCTCTGCGTCCTCTCGACTGAATGCGGCATACAGTTCGTCCGGCCCTTGAGCGTGAACCGCCCACCGCTCATCCTGCGCCGCAGCTTGCTCTACTGCCGCCTGCCCATCCCTGAACCCCTGCGCTGCGGCTGTGGCCATGTCTCGGGCCGTGTATGCCTCGGTGGTTTCGGCTGGGTCGGCTTGATTGGTTAGGGCGCCAACAGCCATTGCCTTCGCAGCAGACAGGCGATAATCGTTTTCAGTGCTGCACTGGTACATAGGGAGGTTAGCGATGCGGCTCAGCGCCTCGCGCAGCCTATCGTTCTCCGCCTTCGCAGCCCCCAGCTCAGCGCCGATTCGCCCGGCTACCTTCAGTGTGTCGTTCATACCTTGCTCCATATGGCAGCGTTGTTCAGTTCCGCCTCGGTGGCGTAGCGCGGGTTACGGCTCAGCGCCTGCATCAGGAACGCGGCACCGTTCGATCCGGCGATGTAGTGGCGGGTGTTGGTCGGCTTGTGCAGCCAGATTTGGGGCTTGGGTCGCATGGGGCCTCCGGTGGGCGGCAGCGGAAACAGGCGCATTGGCCGATCCGCTTGCCGTCCGTGCGGCAGAAGATGGGTGCGTTCACAGCGGCAGCGACTCCTGCACCGCAAGGCATTCGGCCTCGCCGTGGGGCAGGGCCAGCCGGTTCACGCGCCCGCGCCACTCGTCCATCGACTCCTGTGTCAGGGTGGCGGCCGGCTTGTGGCATTCGGGCTGGAGTGGGCAGGCGTTGCAGCTGCTGCGGGACTTGAAGTTGTAGTGCTTGGCGCAGATGGCCTTGGCGGTGTCGGATAGCTCAGTCACGGAGCAATCCTCCGCAGCGGCTCACGCGGCGCAATGCGCGGCTCGACGTCAATGAAACCAGAGCCTCGGAAGTCACCATCGGTAGCGCGGGCCATGTCCACCTCAAGGCGCGCCGTGGCGTTCACTTCGGCCGCGACCTGGGCGACAGCCTTTGCTTGTTCAATCGAGTAGGTGCCGGCCAGCACGCCCTCCATCGTCTTGCCGAGAATGGCGCGCAGATCACTGAGGTTGTTCATGGTGCTGCTCCAGTTTGTTGAGCTTCCGCTTGAACCAGCCGAGCGTTATGGCGGCCTGGCGATATTCGGGCGGATAGCGGTCGATTGAGTTGCGGCGCATGTTCTCCGCGCGGGTGACCAGCTCGAGGTTGTCGATTGAGATGTTGGCGGGGGTGCGATCCTTGAAGACGAGGAAGTGACCTGTCGGCACGGCGCCGTTGTGCTCTTCCCACAACATCACGTGGACCGGGCGCCAGTCAGTGCGCTTGTTGCCGGTGTCCGCCACCTTGCGGTAGAGGATGCCGCCCTTGTCGGTGCGCTCCGCTCCGATGGGGCGCCAGGTGTTCGATGGTCGGTGACCCAGCTTGAACTGCGTGTCCTTGGCCCGGCCTCCTGCCTGCCATCCTTTGCGGCCAGAGTTCCATGTCTGGTGGCCAGGCTTGAACCTGCCGCAGCCTGTGATTTCCTTGAACTCATCAGGTCGCGTCAGTCCGAGTTTCGACACGCGATTGTGAATCGAGCCAGTGCCGCGCCCCATCAAGGCTGCTATCTCGGTGATGGGCTTGGTGGCATACAGTTCTGCCAGTGTTGCGTCCTCTGCCGGCGTCCAGTGCCGGTATTCCGTGCGCCTCCTACCGGCGAGCGGGCTCGCGCAAGTCATCTCTCCTCCTAGGCGACGTGCCGCCAGCTGCGGTAGTCGCGCACCTTGTCGATTGTTCGCTGATGGACGCCGAGCTGTTCTGCCCACTGGCGGGCTGTTAGTCCGCGGCGGTTGGTGCGGATTGCGCGCACAATGTCTGCGTTCAGCCTGGCGTGCGGCAGGCGCTCACCACGCGGTGCGAACTCATGAGCGCGGCTTAGGTATTCGTCTCGTGTCATGCTGCCTTCCTGCGAGCCTGTGCCCGCGCTACAGCCTTCGCGTACAGACACGGCCGGCAGTAGCACTGCCAGACGCCAGTCGTCTTGATGAACTGGAAGTGCTCATCGTCCAGCGGCTTCCACTCATCGCAGCCGCCGCAGAGCTTTTCGCGGATGCCGTTGATCTCGCGCCGGACAAGCCGGCCTTTCAATGTCCTGCTCATGCCGCCACCGATCGCGCCTTTCTGGTCGCTACAGCCTTGGCTCGCGCCGCCTGCTTCTTCTCCGGGCAGATGATGCGGTAGGGAATGCGCTTGTATTCAACGCGGATCGGCTGGGTTTCCACTGGCCCCTTCGCAGCTTCAAACGCTGCCATCTTCTGCGCGATTTCCAGGCGCGCAGCCTCGTGCGCAGCCGGCGTGTGCACGCGGTCGTACTTGAACTCTTGCATGGGTGTGTACCGGGGAGGAGGGCGCGCTGGGCGCCCGGGGTGGATCAGGCTGCGGCGGGAGTTTCCGGCTTCGTGAAGACGTGCTTCGTCACGGTGACGACTTCAGCCTCGTGGTTCAGATCGAACGCTTCCGATACCCAGTCATACGCTTCTGGCTCGCCGTGCTTGCCCCCACCATGAAGATGCCACCAGCCAATCCACGAACCATCCGGTAGCTCAGCGGCGTGCGCATCGATCTCGTAATGCCTGGAATAAGGCGTCTCGATGCCTTCAGCTTCAAAGCCGTAGCGGCGCTCGTTGCGCGCATCTTGAAACGAGCCGTCGTCGTTGGCGTCTTCCAGATCGTAAAGCTCATCAAGCGCTTCAGCACTGGCGATCTCGGGCATTGGCGTTCTGCGCCACTGGTTGAGCTTGACTAGCACCAGATAGCGGCACTTCTGAACGGCTGTGAGTTTGGAAAAATCAAGCATGGCTTTGTCCTCAGATCAGCAGCGAGCGGGCGCCGCGGTAGGGGTCGGCAAATGGCAGGTCGTCATCAAAATCAGGCGGTGCGGCCTGCTGGCTGCGCTGCGGCTGGCCTTGACGCTGTTGCTGCGGCTGGCCCTGCTGCTGATCGTCGCGCGGCTCAAAAAGGGCAAGCCAGATAGAGCCGTCTTCGTCGACCTTGCAGCCGGCCGGATTGAAGAAGGCGTCCATCTTCATGCGGAAGCCCTTGTCGGTCTGGATGACCGCGCCGACCTTCCGGCTGATGTACTTGGTTTCGCCGTTCTTCTCGTACTTTCCGACCGTGGCTACCACGTCGTATTTGTGCTTGGCCATTCTGGCTCCTTACTTGATGCGGATGGATGATTGGCCGCGCTCCAGGCGCGCACCGGGCACTTCCTCGCCGGCCTTTAGCTTGGCGGCGATGGCAGTCTTGTCTGGCGCGATCTCGGTCTTCACGCGCATCAGGTCGTCCGGGATGCTGTTCTCGTCATCCACGACGACCGACTCGCGGCCTTTGGCCAGGGTGATGGTGAATAGCGGGCAGCTGATCTTCGTCATGCCACACGCTTCCATGTTTTCGCGCAGGTACTCCTTGATCTCGCGCTGGCGGTTGGTGACCAGCCGCTTTCGCTCCTGCAGGCGCTCGATCTCCTTGTCTAGTGCGGCAACGTCGGCGTCGAAGTTCAGGATGACGTGCGACACGGCCAGCGCTTTGTCGTTGAACTCGGCTTCTATGCCCGCCATCGTGTCGCGGATGGCGACGGCCAGATCCTCGTCGGCCGTCTCCTGCAGCGTGGCCAGCTCCTTGAACTGGCCGGTGATTTCGTAGAGTGCGCTCATGCTGCCTCCTTTTGCTCAAGCTGGGCTTTGCGCTCATCGAATGCCAGGGCTAGGCGCTTGACGAACTTGTCTTCATTGCGGCGCGAGGCGCTGCGGACGTAAGAGGCGTGGAGCTTGGAAAGCTCGTGCATGGTCTGCGCGCCGGCCATCGTGTCGAGCGCAGCCTTGAGCCAATCGAGGCGCTCTTGGGCTTGACGAGCTGCCTCGGCTTCCTTGTTCTCGGCCTGCTCAAGCTGGGCCTCGGCCTCGCGCTCGGCCACGTAATCGCGGTCGTCGTAGAGCCCTAGGAAGATGTCAGCGCTGAAGCCAAGCATCGCCAGTGCCTTCTTCACGGCGTCGGTCAGCGACTTCTTCGGCGCCTCGGTGTCCGTGGTCACGCCCCACTTGCTCTTGTAGGTGAACGGCGTGCATCCGTACTGCTCGACCTCGCCGCGCTTGTCTCCCTGCATGAACCAGAGCTTGACGCGGATGGTGTGGCCGACCTCGTGGCCGATCAGCTCGCCCTTGTCGTTGCGGATCTCGCCGCCCTGGTCGAAGCGCTCCTCGGCGACCGTCCAGCCCCAGCCGATACCGACAGGGCCGAACACCTCCGTTGCGCGCTTGATCATGTGCTGGCCGCTGATCGAGGTGATCTGCTGGCCGTTGACCTTCGCGGACTTGGTGGCTTCCGGAGCGGTCTTCTCGACCTGGATCCAGATACTCATGTTCTGGTTGTTCATGCTCAACCTCCGAAGAAGTAAAAGATCGCCGCCTCACCAATGAGGCCGAAAGCGAGCGTTGCGGAAAGAACGCCGAACCCGGTAAGGGTCCACCAAGCCGCTGCGAATGAGTGGCCTGATGGGGTGTCTTCGTGCGGGCCGGTGTCGTAGGGGAGGGGGAGGGTTCTCATAGCGGCGCCCCGTTGGTGATTCGATCTGCAAGGCCGTGAGCGAGAGCCCAGCCGGTGAGTAGTGCAAGGGTCACTGCGAAGCCCCGCCACCATGCGTAGCGCAGGGCTCTTTGGCGCTGGCTAGCCATCACATGGCCCTCCCGATCGCTGCCGCAGCGCGGACGATGGCGCGGCGCCAGCCTGACGTGTAGTCCTCAGGCCCGTAGAAATACTCTATGCACTCGACGCCTTTTTCGTCTTCTACAACAACGCAAGCCTCTGAAGACAGAACATTCAGACATAGACCGGCAGCCAGCCGCAGCGCATCGCCGTCGTCGGTGAGTGGCGACCAAAAAGTCTGGCAATCAAGAAGCAAGCCAGCCCCCCAGCTCTGGCTAACATTTAGTTTGAATCCAGCAGCCTTCGCCGCCAGCTCCAACAATTCCCTGTCATCCATCACACACCCCCCAATAGCGCCACGTAGGCGAGAGTTCCGATAAGCGATCCGGCTACGGTGATGCCTAGGGCGCCGGCCAGCTCCTTGAGGACGTAGGCGTTCATGGCTGCTCTCCTTGCAGGGCGATGGGCGCAGCTGGCAGGGGCATCCAGTGGGTAACCTCGCCCTCGACAACCGCGATGCTGGTGTACTCCTCCCAGTTGTCGATCAGTTCATACCAGCCCGCAGTCAGATAGAACGAATCGGATTCTTCGTCGTGCTCGACGCACTGCGTGTCTGGGTCGGCGTATTCCCATTCCACCTCGCGGCTTTTCGGCGCGACGTACTCGGCCCGAATTCGACGTCCTTTACCGTGGCTATTGGTGTAGTAGGCCAGCACACATAGGCCCGAGTCAGGCAGCCGATCCTCGACGCTGATCCACTGCTGCGCATCCCGCTCAGCGAGAAGGTCTTCGTAGTCCTCGTGCCGCACGTAATCGCCTAGCACGTCCTCATGCATCAGCGCGCTAAGGCCGTCGTAGCCGAACGGGTCGTACCGCTTCACTTCCTTGCTCATGCCGCCTCCTGCTTGATCTGCTCAGCCTCGGCCCGGCGCTTGCCGGCTTCGTGCTCGATGAATTCCGCCTGCAGCTTGTCGATGCTCCAGACGATCTCGTTCAGCGCTTCGTCCAGCCATTCGTTCGAGTAGCCGATGCGGCTGCGCAGGGCGTCCCACTTGCCGGAGCAGATGGACAGGATCAGCGCCTTGGCCAGCGCGGCCGGCACTTCGATCTTGTCCTCGCAGAACTCGGCGTATGCCTGCATGGTTGGTTCGTGGAGGCTGTCCAGCGCCTCGCGCACCAGATCAGCGTCCGACTCGTTGTATTCCGGGCACGGGTATTCCCGAACCCCTGGTTCGTGTCTGTACATGGTTGATACCTCGGTTGCCCGGATGGGCGGGGGAATGAATGCCTGCTACCGATTCCCGGCAGGCGCTAGGCAGGAGTTGTCTTCCGTGCTGCCGGATCGGCTCCAGCTGATGGTCATGGCGCTACCAGCACCGCGCGCCGTACGGTTATCGCAGACCTGTGGGTCTGGCCCGGCTGGTTCAGGCGGGGGTTATTTGGTGCGGGCTAGTATTCGAAATCGTATTCGCTTAAGCATGGCGAGCAGAGAGGACGGAGCCCTCTATGGATCGCATCATGGGACGCCCTCGCAACCCATAGATCCTTAGGGACGAAGTGGCCACAGTCTCGGCAGTTGGTGTAATGGTCAGCAGCTTTTCGCTGTGCAATCGCGAGGCGCGAACGCTCTACGTCTTCCTGATATTTGGCAGTCTCCCTGGCGAACCACTCACGCTCTTCCTCGGCAGTCATGTCTTTGAAGATCTGGCTCATTTCCGCCATCTCTCAATCTCCTTTCCAATTCCTTCTCCACCAATCCCACATGTACAGCGCTGCGAGGATGGCGCAGAGGATCAGGACTTCGGGGCCGGTTAGCATGGCGTGCCGCGGGCCTTGGCGATGGCGGCACGCAATTCCTTGTGCGCATCGGTCTGGATGCTCAATGCGTTCACCTTCATTGCCGCCGCGAGCAATTCCGGCGCGGCAGCAATCAACGCGAGCGGAGCCCAGTGTGTCGGGGTTGCATTGATGTACGGCCAAACAAACCGCTTAGGGTTTGCAAACCCATCCGGCTGCCCATAGTGTCCATCAGCAATCCTGCCGTTCCTGCCGCGTAGCAAGATGCGTGTGCCGTCTGTGGGTGCAGTCTCAATCGGCTGCCATTTCATTTGTTTGCCTCGCTACGTCTAGGTACATCCTCCCACCGACCCGGCGCCACCTGCGCCCGGATCGTCGCGGACTCCCCAGGCTGCGCCGTGTAGTACGGCATCGCCTCGCCGCGCACAATCCATTCGCGCTGCTCGCCGGTATCCACGTCGCGGACTATCACGATCTCCTCGCGCCCGCTGGCAATCCGATATTCTGCACTGCTGCGGTCGTGCCATTCCGCCCACCCTTCTGCCGCATCGGCGGGGTCAGTCGCCGGGATCGTCGCGCCGTCTTCCTGCTCCTGGCCCAGGTCCGGGCACCAAACAACGTATGTACTCATCTCTCTCTCCATTCTGTTAATCCCCGCTGCAGCCTGTCGCCAAGCTGCGGGGGTGGGGTTAGGCGTTCATCGTCACCGTGATGTAGCCGTTGCTGGCCACCGTGCGACTCCAGTGGTTGAAGTAGACCGCCTGGCCAAACTTCTGCATGGCGGCCTGGCGTACCTGCGCCTCAACGTCCAGCGGGTGTTCGCCAACGTCCGGCAGGGCCAGCCACTGCAGGCTTTTCCCGTCACTCAGGTGTGCGTCGATGTTGAACTGGGCCATTGCGGGTTCCCTCCGGTTGTTTTCCCAATGGCCACTCTCGCGAATGGCCTGAAATCGACTCAGGCATTACTTGATGCCGCGCTTTGCGTAGAAGTAATCGGTAGAGGTGATGACCGCACCGCCAAGCCTGCACCTTAGAACTGGAAGGTTCGAATGCCCCGGGTAGTGCGCGAGCTCGCATCCGATCTCGTCAGGATCTGCATCGGTCATACATTCGTGCGTAGGCCACTTTTCAAAGTTGGCAACCGCCCAGGCGGCCATCTCCTTGCGACGTTTGTTCATCACTCGTCACCGAAAAGCATGTCGCTCTTGATCGCGCACAGCTGCTCAAGGGTGCTTTCGTCGCCCATCTTTGCGGCTGCTGCCTGCAGCATGTTCAGTGCTTCAAGAATGCGAATTCCCTTCGCTGCGGCTGCTTCAACAACGTCTTGGCGGGTGATTTTGCGGTTCATCGTGCATCTCCTTGATTTTCCCAATGCACCCTGTCTCCAAGGTGCATCAGGAAACTCTTTCGCTTGTCTCGTGCGCTCCGTACCCGCTGCTGATTGCAGGCCGTAAGGCTTCGGTTGGTTGGCGGTGGGCTTCCCTCGCACGCGCCTCGATCAGCGTTGGCGCGTGGTCATCGGGTATATACAACCTGCTGCGTACAGCCCTGGTGCCGGTTGAGTGAGGCACACAGCAGGAGGTCCGGCGCCCCTCATAGCCGAGGCTCGGGGCGCTAATTCGATTCGGTCTTGCTGGCCTCCGTTACTTGCCACGGTGGGCTGGGCTGATAATTCGGAAATTCCGAATTACCTCTCTCCGCTGCGATTCCTTGTCTGAGTCGTCTCTTGCCCGCTGCCGCAACTGGCGTCGCACCGGGTGACATTTCGCAACTTCGCGTGGCTGCATGTGGAGCCACGGCCAGTTCCAGAGCTGGCATGGGGCGGGGAATTTGTTGATCGCGCTGTATGCCGAAGCAGACCCCGCCGCGATGTTCCCAAGTTGTGTAAAGAGCTTTAGGCCGTAGCCAGGGCATCTCTGCCGTTCGGCGCGGTGTTCTGCGCTTCGATGGGTGTAATTTAAGCATGCTGAATTTATCGGTCAAGTCTTTTTTTAAGTTTGCTGAAATTTGTGGGCAACAAAAAGCCCGCAGAGGGCGGGCTAGGGTGTCAGTGTTCTGATCCGGTCCAGATGACGTGGACGCTTCCGTCTGGTCGTCGTCGCATGGTCACGTTGTCGGCCTGCTCGATCTCTTCAAGAAGGCGCTCCCAGTCATCCGGGCTATCATCCGGCCCCGGCCTCAGATTGGCCTGCCGCTCGCGCTGGGCGGTAGGCGCCGAGATTGCCAGGCTTACGCGGCGCACGAGCCTGGTGTAGCTGGAGAGCTGGTTTTGATGGTGAAGGGTTGCCGCTCCTCGCATGTGAATCCTCCTTACTGCTGGATATCCACACAGTAATTGTGAGGCAATTCAGCTTCAAGAAGGAACATGATGGCCACTTGCCTTGCGTCAAGTTTCTAGGCGGGTACTCGACTAAAGTCTGACCTTGCTAGGCGCGACGATATGGCCAACGTAGTGGATGGTTTCGATCTGGTCAGCAGGGATTGTGCGCCGGCCAAACTGCTCGTTCACCGACTGCACTACGACCTCCTCGTCAGTCGCCTGCAGCAGCTCCTTGAGCATGCACTCACCGTCATGCAGGCGGATCATCACGTACTCAAGCGGAACAAGTCGGTGGTTAGGCTCAACGACTGCAATCCAGCCTGAGCGGATCGCAGGGGCCATTGAGTCCCCCTTGAGGCGAAGGGCGTAAGCGCCAGGATCGCGGGACGGCACTTCAACAATGCCATCAGCCTCATCCAGCGCGTACCAGTAACCCTCTGTGCCCATCTGCGCGGTACCCACGATTTGAATCTCGCGGTATGGGCTGGTGATGTCTGGCCCAGTCTCGACGTTGCTCTCAATCCGCTCAGGGCCTTCCTCGACGGCAAGCCACATAGCGCTGAAGCCAGTGGCTTTAGCGAGGGCAAACAGGTTGTCCAGCTTCAGGTTCTTACTGTCGCCTGAAAGCCATTGAGTGACGGCAGAGTTTGCCACGCCGCACTCAGCAGCAACCTGCGTCTTGTTGAGCCCGCTCATCTGGATGGCGCGGGCGATTCGTTCGTGTCGTTCCATAACACACATGTTAAGCATCCTGAATTTAAGCATGCACTCCGCTTAAGTATTTGCTTGACCTATTTATTTAAGCATGCTGAAATTACTGCACGCTAACCCGAGGTCGAGCAATGAAGACTCAAGACGTGGCCGATTTATTCGGCAGCAAGAAGAAGCTAGCGGACGCCCTCGGTATCCGCCCAAGCGCAGTAACCATGTGGGGAGAGACGGTTCCCGAGTCTCGCCAGTACCAAATTCAGGTCCTGTCCCGCGGCAAGTTCAAGGCGGTTCGCAAGGCTCCAGTAGCTGCATAAGCGACATCCCTGTCAGTGGTTTCCATGAATCCAGTATTGCCCGACCAACGGTAGGGCGCCACGGAAAGAGACAAGAGGTTTTACGAGATGGAAGATTTTTTGAGAGCTGCCCAATCCGCGGTGCTGGATCACGAAGCCAAGAGCCTGGCAGCCAAGATGGGCGTTCCGCATGTGAGCCTGCTACAGCGCGCCAACCCGGACAACGATGCCCATCACCTGACCATTGAGCACCTGTTCGGAATCCTGCTCCACACCGGCGACATGCGCCCACTGGAAGCGCTGGCTGAAGCGTTTGGCTTCGAGCTGGCAGCTAAGGAGCAGCCCAAGGCTCGCGACCTGTCAGCCGCAATGCTCCACGTCACCAAAGAATTCGCAGACGTTGCTCGCTCAGTGAGCGATGCGATGGATGACGGCCGTATCTCCCAGCACGAGCGCGCACAGATCAGCCGCGAGATCAACGAAGCCCGCCACAGCCTCGACGTCATGGCGGCTTCGGTAAAGGTCGCCTGACAGACAGGCACAAAAAAGCCACCGGGCAAGGGTGGCTTCTTCAACAGCGCTAAAACTGGAGTCAATTATGACAAACCAACCGATCAAGTGCAATTCCTATCTGATCGTTCTTGAAGGTGACGAATTGGTCATCTCGCAGAGCGGCCAGAATTCCATCCAGAACCGGCGCATCACCTGCGATCAGCTTGAGGTGTTTTGCGCCCATCTGCAGATCGCTCGCCGTGATCGCACTCCTGTCGTGAAAGAGGAGTGCCGGGGATGAAGCTCCAAGCCACTTATGAAACCGAAGTCTACATCGGAGATACCGGCTACATCGTCATCAAGCAGAAAGGGCCGGTGACTGAGGAAGACTCGATTGTTTTCTTCTCTGCCGACCAGGCCAAAAAACTGCTCCTGGCATTGCCCTCCCTGATCGAAGAAGCGGAGGCGCAAGATGTCGAATAGTTGGCTTCGCCTCTGGCATGAAATGCCAAACGACCCAAAGTGGAGAACTATCGCCCGCATATCTGGCCAGCCGATTTCGTTGGTTCAGTCCATATACGTTCATCTGCTCGTTGATGCGTCACGAAATGTCACGCGTGGTCACGTGACTGTCACGGCGGAGGATCTTGCGAGCGCTTTGGACGTGACAGAGGAGCAAATTGAGTCCGTTTTATCCGCAATGCAGGGCCGGGTTATTGATGGCGAAATGCTCAGTGGATGGGATAAGCGTCAACCCAAGCGAGAAGATGCCGGAAACCCTGAAAGCGGCGCCAAGTCTGCCGCTCAGCGCAAGCGTGAGCAGCGCGAGAGAGAGAAAGCGGAGCAGGAAAAGATCGGATGTCACGACGAGTCACGCAATGTCACGCTAGATAAAGATACAGATACAGAAGAAGAGAAAGAGCAAAAAGCTCTTGTGCCATCTGCCGATGACACGAGCGCCTACTCGGCTGAGTTCGAAGCGTTCTGGGCTGAGTACCCGAAGCGTGAAGGCGGCAACTCCAAGAAGGGCGCCTTCAAGGCCTGGAATGCTCGACTCCGTTCGGGCGTGAAGGCAGAAGACCTGATCCTGTCGGCCAAGCGTTACGCCGACCAGATGCAGGCCAAGGGCAACATCGGCACGTCGTTCGTGAAGCAGGCCGCGACCTTCCTGGGGCCGGATGAGCATTGGCGCGAGGCGCTGGCTTCGAACGTTCACCCGCTGCGCACCACTGCCTCTGGTGGGGTCGTGAAGGGTGATTCCCGTACCTGCCCGCCGCTGACCCGCAAGGGCGATTTCGAGTACTGGAACGCCATCGAGAACCGCTGGGAAGTCCGCAACTCCGAAACCCACGATCCGGCCACCGGCTACGCCTGGTCCTACCTGAAGTCCAGGGGGATGGCATGACTCCCTCCGAGATTGCCAGCCGCCTGGCTGATCGCGTCAACGACGTTTGCCACTACCTGCTGCCTGCCGGTAAGCGCGAAGGCTCCGAGTGGCGCGTAGGGAGCACCAATGGCGAGAAGGGGCAGAGCCTCGGTGTTCACCTGAAGGGCGAAAAGGCCGGCGTCTGGTGCGATTTCTCGACCGGTGAGACGGGCGACCTGCTGGACCTGTGGCGCGCCACTCGCGGCTGCGATATGCGTACCGCACTGAGCGAGGCCAAGAGCTACCTCGGCGTTCACGAGCCAAAGCTGGAATCGCCCAAGGCCAAGGAGTTCGCCCGGCCGGATCGCCCGAAGTGTGCCACGCCGAAGGCCGATAGCCCGGTCATGGCTTACCTGAAGGGCCGCGGCCTGAAAGCAGAGACCATCGCCAAGTTCAAGATCGCAGAGCAGGGCCGGCTGATCGTCTTCCCATACCTGCGTGATGGTGGCCTGGTCCACTGGAAGACCATCGGCATTGACCGCGACGAGAACGGCAAGAAGACCGGCATCCGCACCTCGCCAGGCACTGAGCCGTGCCTGTTTGGCTGGCAGGCTGTCCCGGCCGACGCCCGCGAAGTCACCATCGTGGAAGGCGAGATCGACGCCATGACCGCCTGGCAGTACGGCAAGCCGGCATTGTCGGTCCCGTTCGGCGGCGGCAGCGGCAACAAACAGGCCTGGATCGAGCACGAGTATTCCAACCTGGAGCGCTTCGACACGATCTACCTGTGCCTGGACGCGGACGAGGAGGGCGAGAAGGCCACCGAAGAGATCATCAAGCGCCTCGGCCGCGAGCGCTGCCGCCTGGTTAGCCTTGGCTGCAAGGACTTCAACTACGCGCTCGACACGCTGATGTTGACCGAAGACGACATCGAGGAGTGCTACGCCAAGGCGAAGAACCTTGACCCGGACAAGCTGGCCGGCGTGCTCGACTTTGCCGACGAGGTTTGTGCCGAGTTCTTCGAGCGCAACCCGACCGTCAGCGGCATGGAAGTGCCGTGGGAGAAGGCTCGCGACGTGATCCGCTTCCGCTCCTCCGAGTTGAGCGTCTGGACAGGCTGGTCTGGCCACGGCAAGTCGCAGCTCCTGAACTACCTGGCCTATCACGGTATGCGCAAGGGCGAAAAGTTCTGTATCGCGTCCATGGAGATGCCGGCTCGCCGCACTCTCCAGCGCATGGTCCGCCAGGCTTCCGGCCTGTGCTATCCGACCCGCGGCTACATCAACGCCATCCTCGAATCGCTGGCCGGCAAGCTCTGGATTTACAACCAGGTTGGATCGGCAAAGACGAGCGAGATGCTCGAAACCTTCCGCTACGCCGCCCGGCGCTATGGCGTGACGCACTTCATCGTGGACAGCCTGGCGAAGCTGGGCATGGCCGAGGACGACTACAACGGCCAGAAGCAGGCCATGGAAGCGCTGGTCGGCTTCGCTCACGAGATGGGCGTGCATGTGCATCTGGTCGCCCACCCGCGCAAGGCGGAAGACGAGAGCAAGGCGCCCGGCAAGCTCGACGTTCGCGGCGGCGCGATCCTCACCGACCTGGCGGACAACGTGATTACGGTCTGGCGGAACAAGAAAAAGGAAGACGCCATGAAGCAGGGCGGGGAAGACGCCGAGCGCTTCGCGGACCAATCCGACGTTCACATGATCATCAGCAAGCAGCGGCTTACCGGCGAGGAAGGAAAGATCCCGCTGTGGTTTGACCCTGCCTCCGCGCAATACCTCGAACGCGCAGAAAGCAAGCCGCGCCAGTGGGTGAACTACTCCGGCCAAGTCGAGCAGCGTCCAGACCTTAAGGAGTCCGCATGAACCACATCAATTCGGAAGGCATAGGCCTATCCCGCGGCAATGACCATCGCGTCGTCTGTGCTGACGGAAGCACCCAGCGCGGCGTAGGAGCACGTAAATGAGCAAGTACGACGAATTGAAGCAGCTAGCAAGCGGACTCCCCGCGCCATGGGTTACCGATGCAGACGAGCCAAACATCTGGCATCCGAAGATCCGTTATGCCGGTGATGACGGCGCGTTTTGCGGGCCTATCGCTGATCTGTATTCCAACCTGAACCTTGCCGCCAGCGACCCACGCATGCATCTGCAGATGAAGCAGATGGCAAAGTTCATCGCCGCCGCCAACCCCGCCGCCATCCTAGAGCTGATCGCGGAGAACGAGCGGCTGCAAGCTGACAAGAACACCGTCGACTGCCGGTTCGAAGTAAGCCGCGACACGCTGGAAGTGATTCGTGGCTGCTTGCGGCAGGCGGAATCAGAGATCGACCAGATGAAAGCTCAGTCTGTGGAGCGTGGAGCGGTATCGCGCGCCCTGCACGAGGCGGTCAGTGCGATCTACTTCGACGACAGCAGCGATTTCGGGTCGGCGCTATGGGCCGTGGTGCGCCACCTTGCCCCCGAGCTGATTGAGGAGCTGGAGAGCGATCCATCCGCGGTTTGGCACAAGACAGAAGCCTTGGCGGAGCAGGAGTCCTCGAAATGAGTGATTTTTCGGAGATGACAGAAGCCTTCGAGCAGGCCCGCACAGCTCCCGACGCACTCGAACGCGCATTCGGTCTAGAGGAGGAAGTTCGGAAAGGTGGCGTGGCGATGGTGCTGTCGCGCATGACTGGCGAAAGCCGGCCGGACTGCCTTGATTGTGGCGAGGACATTCCGAAAGAGCGTCGCGATGCCGTGAGTAACGCCGTGCGCTGCAAGGAATGCCAGGACGACCACGACCAGATGGAGGCGCGCCGCCGTGGCTAATCCAACCTTCCCCCTTCGCAACGAGATGGACCGCCAGCGCGCCATCGCCTGCCTGCAGAAGATCGATCTCGACGCCGGCTGGACTTGGACCATGCGCGAAGAGGTCCGCAGCGACCAGCAGAACCGCCGCATGTGGGCCATGTTGCGCGACATCAGCCGCCAGGTTGAGTGGTACGGCCAGATGCTGAAAGACGAGGACTGGAAGCACATTTTCAGCGCCTCGGTCGAGCAGCAGCGCGCCGTACCTGGCCTGAGTGGCGGTTTCGTTGTCCTGGGCATCTCCACCCGCAAGCAGAGCAAGAAGTGGTTCAACGACATGTTCGAGGTGATGGAAGCCTTCGCGGCAGAGCGTGGCGTGAAGTTCACGACGGCTGATTATTGGGGGATTGCGGCATGAGCGACGGAATTGGAATCACCACCGAAACCCAAGTGTTCCTTTCCGTCGACAAGATCGTGAAGGAGATGGACGCCGAGGACATCGGTTCGTTCTGCAGTGCGGTCGCTCTGCGCCTGGACGAGGAGTACGCCGGACGCGCTGCTGCAGCTAGCCATTTTGCGGACGGCCTAAGCGAGATTGGTTGCAGGTTTCTGGCTGAGGTCGTGACCAACTTCTACCAGCGCCAGAAGCGGGAGGAGCGTTGATGAAAGGCAAGACGCCAACCAAGGCTCAGAGCGACTACCACGACCAGATTGCCCAGCTCGGCTGTATCGCGTGCCAGAAGGACGGCCGGTTCAATCCGGTCGTGAGCATCCACCACTGCGAAGGCCGCACGAAGCCCGACGCGCACTGGCTCGTCTTGCCTTTGTGCGCCGGCCATCACCAGCACGGCACCGGAGCGCCAGGCCTGACCGGCATCCACCCATTCAAGGCCCGATTCGAGCTGGCCTATGGGAAGCAGGAAACACTCATCCGCGACTGCGCCCTGCAGTTGCTTGATATGGGCCTGACGCTTCCTGCGCGGGTCATGGAATTGATCGGACTGGAGCAGGCCGCATGAAGACCTGCCCCGTGGACGCCACCCACAAGACCACCGGCTACAGCCCTGAGCAGACCCTGTACTGCCACGACTGCCGCAAGGAACACCCCTGGCCGCTAAAGCCCGGCCAGCTCCCACTGATCGCAAACAACAGAGCCACAAGGAAGCCGCAATGACTGACGCAAACAAACTCGCACAAACCCTGGCTGAGCGCGGCAGCCGTTACGGCGACTTCACCGACCACGCCCGGATCTGCCAGAACCTGAAACGCACCATGTGCGCCGAAGCCGGCTGGGATCGCCTTACCGACGTGCAGAAGCAATCGCTCGAGGTCATCGCGGACAAGGTCGGTCGAATCCTATCCGGCGACCCGAACTACGCCGACAACTGGCACGACATCCAGGGCTACGCGAAGTTGGCCGAGGACCGCCTGCCACCAGAGTTCGGCCAGATCAACACCATCGACTATCGCACCGAGGCCGAGAAGGCGGGCCAGGCATGAAGGTCTCTCGAATCGACGTACAGGCGAGGCTAGGCGATGACGGCGAGCACTACGACGGCCTCGGCCGGGAATGGCTCATTCAATCTGGCCTCATTGCCAGCAGCGGAGAGGGCGCTGATCGAAGCGGACAAAACGGCCTGCCTGATCCGGTGGAAGGTGCGCGACCTCAAGGGGCCGGAGAGGCAGAGGCAGGGCAACGTCCTGCTGGCAGCTGTTCCGGAGAGTGCGCGGGATGCCGTTGTGCAAGCGCTGAAGGCGAGGGGGAGTAGATGATCATCGGAATCGACCCTGGCTGCACTGGCGCCATCGTAGTGATGACCGAGAGCCGCAACTACGTGGCACACCTCAACATGCCGACAATCAAGGTAGGCACGAAAAGCCGAGTGAACGGCGCCGCCGTCGCTGCCTTCCTGCGCGAGACGGTCGGGGAGTTCACCGCTCATGCCTATCTGGAGCAGGTCGGCGCGATGCCTGGCCAGGGCGTTTCCTCGATGTTCACCTTTGGCCATGCCGCTGGCGTGGTCGAGGGCATCCTGCAAGGAGCGTGCATCCCGTACACATTGGTCACCCCGCAATCATGGAAGAAAAGAGCGGGCCTCATTGGGGCCGACAAGGATGCCGCACGCTCCCGCGCAATCCAGCTCTACCCGGACCTCCGCATTCTCGACCTGAAAGGGAAGGGGCAAGCGGTGGCCGACGCCATTTTGATCGCCCGATTTGGGGCTAAAGGGAAGGCAGCCTGATGGCCGCACGCAAAGCGACAGACGACGAAATCAAGGCCGCACTGACCGGCCGCACTGTGGCAGAGGCTGCGCAGATCCTTGGGCTGCACGAGCGCAACGTCTACACCCACAAGGCGCGCCTGGCTCGCCAAGGGTGGAGCCCAGAGCACGACATGACCAAGAGCGTGCCAGATGGCTTCCGCCTGAAAGGCACGTCCACCCTGTACGACGAAGACGGCAAGCCGAAACTCCAGTGGGTAAAGACCACGATCGACCAAGAGCGCCAGGCTGAGATCATGAATGAGGCCATCAAAGGGATGGCGGACGAGATCCCGAAGGCTCTTCCTGTTCCGTTCACTGGCGGCCCACTGGATGGCGATCTGCTCAACTGCTACGTAATCACAGACTTCCACCTTGGGGCTCTCAGCTGGAAGCCGGAAACCGGCGCTGATTGGAATATGGATATCGCCGAGCGGACGCTGGTTGAGTGGTTCCGGATGGCTATTGCCCAGTCACCGAACGCAGAAACCGCACTGCTTGCCCAGATCTCGGATCTTCTTCACTGGGATGGCTTCGATGCGGTGACGCCAGCGTCCAAGCATTTGCTCGACGCGGATACGCGCTTCCCCAAACTGGTCCGCGTGGCAATCCGCGTACTGCGCCAAATCGTCGGGATGCTCCTCGCCAAGCACCAGAAGCTGCACATCATCATGGCTGACGCCAACCATGACCCGGTGTCGCAGGTATGGCTGCGCGAATGGCTGTCTGTCCTGTACGAGGACGAGCCACGCGTGACCGTTGATACCAGTCCGTCTCCGTACAACGCCTATGAGTTCGGAAGCGTTGCCGTGTTTACGCACCATGGCCACAAACGAAAGGTCGCCAACGTCTCGGAAGTGTTCGCTGCTAAGTTCCGTGAAATGTTCGGGCGCACCAAATACGCCTATGTCCATATGGGGCATTTGCATAGTGTGGATATGAAAGAAAACAACCTAATGATTGTTGAGCAACATAGAACACTGGCTGCACCAGATGCATATGCAGCGCGCGGCGGATGGATATCAGGTCGTGACGCGAAAGTTATTACTTATCACAAATCATACGGGGAAGTTGGTAGAATAACGGTCAGTTACGACATGATTAAAACAGAGGCAGCATGAATATAATCCGGCATAAAGACGCTAAAGCTGGCGGGCTTTATTTGTATTACACGGGTAAGCCGTGCCGGAATGGACATGATTCGCCAAGGTACACATCGAGCGGAGGCTGCGCGCAATGTATCAAGGAGAAGGCAGAGGCTGCAAAGGAAGAAAAGTCTCGGTATGACAGAGACAGATACAAAAAAAGCGCAGAGCAGGTAAAACAGCGCATGCGTAGATGGAGGGCGGAAAACTCTGCCAAGCATGTAGATGCTGCGAGGGCTTGGGCACTAGCCAACCCAGAAAAGCGAAAAGGCGTAATCAAGGCCTACAAGGCAAGGCGTCGGCAGATGGAAGATGGCGGTGACAGATCTTCAATAATTATGGCTTGGGAGAAGGCAGCTCCTAAGTTCTGCCATTGGTGCAAATCTAAGTGTGAGTACAATTATCACGTTGATCATTACCAGCCGCTATCAAAAGGCGGTAAGCACGTTGTAGATAATTTGGTTATTGCCTGCCCGACTTGCAATCTCAGAAAGAGCGCTAAAGACCCGTACGAATTCGCCGCATCCCTGGGGAGGTTGTTCTAATGAAATCCGCAGAAGAGCTTTTGACCCAATGGGGCATCTGGGTATGGCAGAAGACAGGCGTGCCTCGGTACGTCTCTCCGATGCTGGCCATCATGCGCGACAACGTGCCGTGCACCCATGCGCCAGATGCTGCGATCACCGATGAAGAGGCAGAGACGGTATCGGCTGTAGTCGCCCGCTTGCAGCAGCGCTATCCCGAGGCGTCCGAGGCCGTGCACCTGTACTACTGCCACAACCGCACCATGGAGCAGATCGGCAAGCAGCTTGGCAAATCCCGCCACCAGGTGAAGGACATGCTTAGCCGAGTGCACGGCTACGTTGAGTCCGAATTCGACCGACGAATGGCGGCTTAATTTACATGTCGCGCCTGTTGACGTGTTAACGCCGATCTGGCAATCTGGCACAAATTGCGGTTTTACCGCTTCAGAAGAGCCCGGCCAATGAGTCGGGCTTTTTTGTGCCTCAGTTTCGGGCGCTAAAGGCCGTTTGAATAGCTCGCCACCATGCGCCCAACCCTATTCCGGCCCCGCGCCTGCCTCCTTGCTCATAGGCGGATCGCACGCGCATGTGAGGCCGGACTTAATCAACTGCCCCATGCGGGATAACCGAGATATGAAGATGCCCGACCGTCCTGAAACGTGGGCTGCGGCTCTTGCATGGCTGCAGACCATCGCCCCGAGCCTGTATGCATTCGCCCTGTCCGTAACCATCGCTGTATTGCGCGTGGTGTATGGCGGCGGCACGAAGCGGCAGATGATCCTCGAAGGCGCCTTGTGTGGATTCGCCACGCTGACCCTTGTCCCGCTGCTCGAATACTTCGGCCTTCCTCAGAGCATGGCCACGTTCGTGGGCGGATCTGTTGGCTTCCTCGGAACAGAAAAGCTCCGCGACCTGGCTATCCGCTGGGGGGAGAAGAAGGCGAGCGCATGAAGCCTAAAGGGTTCACCTGCAAGCAGTGCGGCGATCCTATGGACCGGCCGCACCTCTGGTGCTCTAAGTGCAAGGCCAAAGCTATCGAAGAAGCCAAGCGCCGAGAGCAGCAATGAAACGCCTCCACGCCATCCTCCTATTCACCTACCTCGCTCTATGCGTATGCCTGATGGTGGGGATAGAGGCGTGGAAGGTGGTAAGGCGAGAGTGGAAGTGCCGCACAAGGCGGCACAGGTAGGCTAGCGAACTACGAGCGCTTCTTGGATCTGGTCTGCGTACTTCGACAGGTTCTGCATCTCGTTCTCCAGGTGCACATCGCCTGCCGAGACTCTTGCTGCAATGAGCTCCATTGCCGCAGCTACTGCATGAGCTCGTTTCGACCCGGGCGCCGTGCCGGCTTCGGGGCGCGCCGAGAGGGCTGAGTTGTTCAGTGTTTCGGACATAGCGAATGGTCCTCATTGGTTGTGGCGGGAGGAGAACAGTAGCTGCAAAGCTGGCTGTCAACAATTGACTGGGCGCAACCTAGGCAGCACGAGAGTAGATAGCGATGCCTGTTCGGCCGTCTCGCCTATGCATGGAGCCAGGATGCAAGAAGCCCTCGGTGACTGGCTCGCATCGCTGCCAGCTCCACAAGGTAGAGGCGAGCGAACGCAAGGCTGAAGTCCGCAAGGAAGTCCATCGCGATTACAACCAGCGGCGGGATGAGTCCGACAGCTTCTACAAGACCGAGCGCTGGAAGAAGCTGAGCGCCTACTACCGAAGGCATCACCCTGTGTGTGAGTGCTGCAATGCCGCAGCAAGCGACATCACCGACCACGTCAAGCCATACAAGACTCACCCGGAGCTTGGGCTTGACTGGGATAACCTGCGAGCCCTGTGCCGTTCATGCCATAACCGAATAGGCGAGCGCGTAGGCCTCAAGGCGGATTCCAGCAGCCCGGGGTAGGGTGGGGGAGGGCGGGTTGAAAGTCTGGCAAAAATCGAATCCCGAACGACGGGGGGAGCCAAATTTTCACACCGTCAAAATTCACATTCCAAAATTTGAGGTAGCGAGATGGCCCGTAAGCCAACCGCTCCGCACCTCAAGGTCCTGCAGGGCACAAGCCGACCGGATCGTGAAGTGCCGGACGCCCCTGAGTACGATTTGATCGAAGAATTCCCAGAGGCACCTATCCATCTGAATCCGGACGGCGCCGAGATGTGGAACCGCCTCGGACCGCAACTGGTCGCCGCGCGAGTGCTTCAGGTTGTTGACCTGTTCTCCCTTGAACAGCTGTGTTTCTCCTGGCAGCGGTTCCGCATGAAGGCCAAGGCCGGGATGGAAATGACGGCCGCCGAAGACACGGCGCTTAAAGCGCTGTTCTCTGAGTTTGGGATGACCCCGGCCAGTCGTCGCAAAGTGGCTTCTGGTGGAGAGAAGCCGGCAGGAAACAAGTTCGCGTCCAACGGACGACCACAGAAGGCATAGCGCTATGGCAAACGGTCGCGATTACGTGAAGATCGCGACCGACTACGCCAAAGGCGCGATCGCCGACAAGAAGCGCACGAAGCACGGCAAGCTGATTCGCCAAGCCGCGCAGCGCTTCCTTAATGATTTGAAGCGGGCCAAGCGGAAAGACTGCCCGTTCATCTTCGATCCATGGCACGCAAACGACCCATGCGACTTCATCGAAAAGCTACCGCACGTCGAAGGCAAGTGGGATAAGCCAGAGATCGTCATGCACCCATCGCACGTGTTCTTCGTGGTGCAGCTGTTCGGCTTCCGAAAACGTGAAGGAGCAGAAATAGAGGGCTGGGGTTACTTCCGGCCGCGCCGCTTCACCTCGGCTCTGTTTGCTGTTGCTCGGAAGAACGCGAAGTCCACGCTTTCATCCGGGATTCTCCTGTACTGCCAGTGCTGCGAGCCGGAAGAGGGCGCGCAGGTAATCAGTGCGGCTACGACTTTCCCGCAGGCATCGATCATCTTCAACACAGCGAAGCGGATGGTCGAGAAGACTGCAGATTTGCGTGAAGCATTTGGTCTGGAGGTTTGGGCGAAGGCGATCAGTCGCGCCGAGACGGGCGCAACCTTCAAGCCGATTCATGCCAAGGCTTCGACTCAGGATGGCCTGAACCCTTCGCATGTTGGGCTGGACGAGATCCATGCTCACAAGAGCGCTGACCTGCTCAACGTCCTTACATCCGCAGCCGGTGCGCGCAGTAATCCGCTTTGGCTCTACACGACGACCGAGGGCTATACGAATCCCGGCCCCTGGGCAGAGCTTCGGATGTTCGCTAAGAAGCTGCTGGCCGGGCTGTTCGGAACCACTGCGGATCACTTCCTCGTTGTGTTCTACGCAGTTGACGAGGAAGACAAGTCGGCCGGGATCAAGGCTGACGAAGAGTTTGACGAAAAGGTCTGGATCAAGGCCAATCCGCTGATGGACGTCAATCCGCATCTCATGGCGGCGATCCGCAAAGAAGCGGTAGAAGCCAAACAGATGCCCTCGAAGCTGGCCGAGTTCCGTATCAAGCGGCTCAATCGCCCGGCATCAACGGCTGATGGCTGGATTGACCTGACGAAATGGCAAGCCTGCAGCGGTCAAGTCGACCTTGAGTGGCTGCGTGGCTATCCATGCTGGGGCGGTCTCGACCTCGCCAGCACCGCGGACATGTGCTCCTTCCGATTGGTCTGGCTAGTTGACGGGGTTTACTACACCTACGGCTGGCGTTGGGCTCCGGAAAGCGCAGTCGCTTATCGGACTGAGCGTGGCACCGTTCCCTATCAGTCATGGGTCGAGTCTGGGCTGCTCAAACAGACAGAGGGAAACGTCACTGACTACGCCGTCATCGAGAGAGACGTCAAGGCGGTGTGCGATGACTTCAATGTCCAGCTGATTGCTTACGACCGGTGGAACGCGAGCGACCTTGTCAACCGGCTGGTCGAGGCTGATCTGCCAATGGTCGAGTTCATCCAGGGGCCGCGCTCCTATCACCCTGCTATGCAGGCGCTAGAGCGCGCCTACATCTCCGGGAATCTTGCTCACGGCGGAGACCAGATTCTCAACTGGTGCGCTTCCAACCTGATTGCCAGGCGTGATGACAACCTGAACATGGCCCCGGACAAGAAGCGCAGTGCCGACAAGATCGATGACATGGCTGCGCTGTTGATGGCTATAGGGGTATCAACCGTCGAAACCGAAGAAGCGGATGACGACGATTTCATGAACGCAATACGGAATCCACTGATCGCATGAGCGCACTGACTGCATTTCTGCTGGCATCGCTGGCTGGCTTCGGCCTGCTGTGCGCGGGCGTCTGGATGCTGGCCGGCACCGCCTGGGCGCTGATCGCCGGATCGTGCTCAATGTTTTGCATCGCTGGGTTCATTCGTAGGGGGATGACAGATGAATAAGTCCCTTCTGCGGACCATATCCAGATCTGCAGCTAGGCCATCGGCCGGGCTGAGTGAATGGATCGGGAAAACGATTAGATTGTCTGACGGGGCTTTCTGGGGGCAGCTAATTGGCGGCCAATCCAGTTCCGGTAAAAGCGTCAGCGTCGACACAGCCATGCGGGTTTCTGCGGTGTGGGCGTGTGTCCGGTTGATTGCTGAAACGATCGCTACGCTTCCGCTTGGCCTATACCGGCGACTTCCGGACGGAAGCCGCGAGATGGACACCGGCCACCCGCTCTACAGCGTCCTGGCCGTTTCGCCAAACGAGCACATGAGCCCGGTACAGTTCTGGGAAGCAATGCTCGCGAGCATGCTTCTGCGCGGGAACGCATTCGCCCAGATCCATCGATCTGGCGGTCGTGTTATCGCGCTGAGCTTCTTGCTCCCGCACCGCATGCGTTTAGTCACTGAGAACGGGAGCATCCGCTACTTCTACAGCTTCAGCGATGGAGAGCGGGAGCTTCAATCCAGCGAAGTTCTTCACATCCCGGCGTTCTCGCTTGACGGACGAATCGGGCTGTCCCCGATCAGCTATGGCGCCGACATCATCGGATCGGCAATTTCGGCCGACGATGCAGCGAACGGGACATTTAAGAACGGCATGATGCCGACGGTAGCCTTCAAGGTTGACCGGGTACTCAAGCCGGAGCAACGAGACGAGTTCCGCAAATACGTAGAGACGGTGAGCGGCGCCATGAACGCCGGCAAGTCCCCTGTCCTTGAGGCTGGGGTAACGCCGGAGTCGATTGGCATCAATCCGGCCGACGCGCAACTGCTTGAGACTAGAAGCTGGAGCGTCGAGGAGGTTTGCCGGTTCTTCCGTGTTCCGCCTTGGATGGTCGGGCACACCGAGAAGAACACCAGCTGGGGATCTGGCCTTGAGCAACAGGTCATCGGCTTCCTGACGTTCTCCCTAAGTACCTGGTTGCGCCGCATCGAGAAGGCCGTACTCAAGCAACTGATGTCGCCAGGTGAGAGACTTACGCACTACGCGGAGTTCGCCCTGGAAGGCTTGTTGCGTGCTGATAGCGCGGCGCGCGCTTCGTTCTACAGCACGATGGTCCAGAACGGCATCTACACCCGCGACGATTGCCGCGTCCGCGAAAACCTGCCGCGCCGCGGTGGGAATGCCGACGTGCTGACGGCGCAGACAAACCTTGCACCACTCGACGCACTGGGGCAATCCAGCGACGGCCAGGCCGCACGCGCAGCCCTGCAGAACTGGCTAACCGCCGATCTCCCCAAGGAGTAATCCATGCAACTCAAAATCCAGGCTCGCGGCCTTCGCAGCGAGCTGAGCCCGCGTGCGCTCGAAAAGTGGAATCCGGCTATCCAGGCCGCAGTAGAAAGCACCTCTGACACCATCACCATCTATGGCGTGATCGGTGAGGACTGGTACGGCGATGGCGTCACCGTGAATCGGATTGACGCCGCCCTGCGCGCCATCGGCGAGCGAGACGTGACCGTTTATATCAACTCCCCGGGCGGCGACATGTTCGAGGGAATCGCCATCTACAACCGCCTGCGCGAGCACAGCCACAAGGTGACCACAAAGGTGCTCGGCATGGCGGCCAGCGCCGCCTCGATCATCTATCTCGCCGGCTCTGAGCGGCAGGTTGCTAGCAGCGCCTTCCTGATGATCCACAACTGCTGGACGGTGCTCGCCGGAAACCGCCACTACCTGCGCGACGTCGCCGACGACATGCAGGAATTTGACGCTGCTATGGCCGATCTGTACGCCGAAACGAGCGGGCAGCCAGTAGCGGACATGGCCGAGATGATGGATGACGAGACGTTCATCCGCGGCAAGCGCGCCGTCGAGCTTGGCTTGGCTACCGGACTCCTGTCTGCCGACGAGGTTGCTGAGCGCGATACCGAAGAGAGCCGGCAGAACAACGCGCTGAAAGCGATGGACGTGGCCCTTGCAAAGGCCGGGATGCCGAGATCCGAGCGGCGCGAGCTCTTCGCCAGTTTCAAGTCCAGCACGCCTCGCGCTGCTGGCGGGAGCACGCATAACGCTGCTCCGACCGACAAGCAGAACGCTGTCGCGCCTGACCTAACCGCGTCACTGAGCGCGGCAACCACTCTTCTCCAAACTCTGAAAGGTAACTGACCATGGACTTTGAAGCCCAGGTAAAAGAACTCAACTCCAGCCTGAAAGGCATCGGTGACCAGATCAAGGCCCAAGCCGAAGCCACCCAGAAGGAAATCGCCCGCACTGGCGAAATGCACGCTGAAACCCGCGTGAAGGTGGATGAGCTGCTTAGCAAGCAGGGCGAACTCTCTGCGCGCCTGCAGGAAGCTGAGCAGAAGCTGGTCAACGCCAGCAATGGCGGCCGCAATCAGGCTGAGCGGCAGAAGTCTGCCGGCGAGCTGGTAGTCGGCAGCGACCAGATGGAAGGCGTCAACGCATCCTTCCGTGGCTCCCGTCGCGTGTCTGTTCCGCGTGCAGCCATTACCTCCGCCCCGGCGTCGGGTGGCGCGCTGGTCGGCGCTGACCGTCGTCCTGAGATCATCATGCCGCCGGAGCGTCGCCTGACCATCCGCGATCTGATCGCACCCGGTACCACCGATAGCAACGCCATCGAGTATGTGCGTGAAACCGGCTTCACCAACAACGCCGCCGCGGTCGCCGAGGGTGGCGCCAAGCCGTACTCGGATCTGGTGTTCGAGCTGGTCAACGCGCCGGTTCGCACTCTGGCTCACCTGTTTAAGGCAAGCCGCCAGATCCTCGACGACTCGTCTGCGCTGCAGAGCTACATCGATGCTCGCGCCCGCTACGGCCTGCTCACCGTCGAAGAGCAGCAGCTCCTGTACGGAAACGGCACTGGGGCCAACCTGCAGGGCCTGATGACCCTGGCAGAAACCTATGCCGCTCCTGGCGGAATCGTGGTGACTGGCGAGCAGCGCATCGACCGCCTGCGCCTGGCGCTGCTGCAGGCCGAACTATCCGAGTTCCCGGCTGACGGCATCGTCCTCAACCCGATCGACTGGGCTGCCATCGAGTTGACCAAGGACGGCGAAGGTCGCTACATCGTCGGCCAGCCGCAGGAAGGCACCGCTGCCCGCCTGTGGAATCGTCCGGTCGTGGCTACCCAGGCCATGCAGCAGGACGAGTTCCTGACCGGTGCGTTCCGTCTCGGCGCTCAGATCTTCGACCGCATGGACGTCGAGATCCTGATCTCCACCGAGAACGACAAGGACTTCGAGAACAACATGGTGACCATCCGCGCCGAAGAGCGCCTGGCGTTCGCCGTGTATCGCCCGGAGGCCTTCGTGACTGGTGCTCTGACCGTCACTCCGTAAGCCACCAGGGGCGCCCCGCTTGGGGCGCCTTTAAGGAGGATGATTCATGGCTCGTCCAAGAAAGGTCGCCCCTGTGACCGACTCTTCCAGCGAAACGGCTAAAGCCGTCGCAAGCCCCGAGACAAATCCCTCGGAGGTCACCATCTACCCGCTGCGCTCCTACATGGATGCCGGCGAGATCAAACGTCGCGGCGGGCCAGGTTATACGGTCCCGAAGCGACACGCCGACGCTCTGATTGCTCAGCGCGTGGCAAGCACCACGAAGCCTGACGGCGACAAGTAAGGAGTCATCCCATGCCTATGCCGACTCTCGCAGACCTGAAAACGCACCTGCGTATTCGGCACACGCAGGAAGATGACGACCTGCAGATGAAGCTGGATGCCGCGATTGACCATGCAAGCCAATTCATCGGTCGCCCGATTCCATGGCTCGATGATGAAGGCGCCGCGGTCGACGTTCCGCACAGCGTGCGGCTGGCGATCCTGATCATCGCTGCAGAGCTGTACGCCAACCGCGAGGAAGCTGTCGTAGGAACTATCTACACCAAGATCCCGAAAGCAGAAAACATGCTGCACTTCTACCGAGTGGGGCTTGGGGTATGAGAGCCGGAAGACTCGACACGCCGGCCGACCTGCTGAGGCTGGACGCGGATGTGCGGCCATGCGTCGTGGATTGGCTTTGGATCGGCATCAGGGCTAAGGAAGCGGGGGACGTCCAGGCGCCATCCGGCTTGCGTAACCCTGGAAAGGTTGAAGTGCGGGCGTGGTGGGATGATCGCCTGCAGATCGGACGATATCTCCGCGCAGGCGGCAGGCTGCTGCTGATCGATAGCGTGCGAGACGTCACGGGGGATCGCGCCGAGGCCGTTATCACCTGTAGCGAGTTGGTAGGCCTTGCTGGCCAGTACCGCCCGCAGGACGGCATCCCGGTTTCGTGTCGGGTTCACCTAACTCATGAAGCGCCGTATCGCGATGAAATGGGCCAGGTGACTGAATACCGCACAAAGGCTGAGGTTGCCCTGATTGAGGTTGGCCGGCCCCAGGTTGACGACCAACTGGTCATCGATGGCGCACGATACTCCGTGATTGCGTATGCCGATGAGACAGACGACGGTGTCGTTCGAGGCCTCTGGCTGGAGAAGGTCTGATGCAGATCAGGGTAGAGCTGCATGGTGTTGAGCTGGCCAAGGCTCGATTGGCTGAGGTCGGGCGCAAGATCGATCCGGCGCTTCGAGGTGCTCTCAACACAACCGGCACCAAGGCCAGAACAGAGCGTTACGTCAAGCCCATGAGCGGAACGGTTAAGCCGCAGCGCCTGCGCCGCGCGCTCAAGCTTAAGCGAGCAAGGCGAGGCCGGATGGAGTCCCGCATCATCCCGAGCAGCTCCGGCATCCTGGTCGTGAACTACCGGACGTGGGGCTATGAAGAAATCACCCCGACACGCGCACGGATATGGGTGCGCGGCCCGGGTGGCCGAAAGATTGCCGCCGGCTTCATCAACCCGTCGAGCCGCCACAAGCTCCCATGGATAACGCGAAGTAGCAGGACCAAGGGAGCAAAGACCTACGCCTACAAACGAGCGCTACAGCTCGCACAAGGGCCGTCTGCGGCCTACTGGTTCAAGCAGTTGAGCGGCGCTGACACGGTCAAATGGGTCAACGCATACCTGCTGCGAGAGTTCGAGCGGCGCATCAGCATCGAGATCACCAAGGGGGCGCGATGACGAAAGGTACAGAGCTTTCTGCCGAGATTCTGAAGCGCCTTGAGGCAATCAGTCCCGCCAATGACTACCACACCAAAGTCGAGCGCGTTTATGGCTTTGGTGAGCGCAAGCCAGATAAGGCGCCAATGCCTTACATCCTGGCCCGCATTGCGAGCGACGAGCTGGAAGAGACGGCTGGAACAACGGCCTCGCGGGCGGCGCGCTATGAGATCGAGGGCGTCATGCCAAGGTCCTCGTCATTGCAGGATCTCCAACTGCTGCATCACGACATTTTGAAGACCCTTGGCACTGGCCAGCTTCCGCACGTTCGGCCGCTCAAGAGTGGCTGGCCTTTTGAAGAGGCCGCCGAGTATGAGCCAGACATCGAGGGCAGTACGACGCGCAGTGTCACCAGCTCGATAACCATCCGGTACGTCGAGAAGTACTGACCTAAAACAAACCCAGCAACCCGCCATCGAGCGGGTTTTTTTTCACCCGGAGAAAACTCGCATGGCCAACTACGCATACATGGGCAAGGGCATTGTCAGCCTGACGCCCGAGGCTGGCGGCGCCGCCGTCGACGTGGGCAACGTGTCCGCGCTCAACTTCAACATCAACGAGAACATCATCAAGCTGCCGAACTACCGGACAGCTGGCGGCGGAACCTATGCGCAGGTGAACCGCATCGAGTCGGTCGAGTTCACGGCTACGCTGCACGACCTGAGCCCGGAGAACCTGGCGATGGTCACGTTCGGTACTTCGACCGTCGTGGACAATGTGGCTACCATCGAGGCGCTGACCACTGGCGCGCAGACCTTCGAGATGGTATTCGCCGGCGTGAACGAGGCTGCTACCGGCAAGACCGTGACCGTAACCGTGCACCGCGCCAAGATCGGCGCCGCTCAGGGCCTCGGCTTCATCGGTGATGAGTTCGGTGCGCTGGAGATCACCGGAGAAGTGCTGATTGATACCAGCATCGTCGGTGCCGGCCTGTCGCAGTTCTTCAAGATCGAGATGGACACCATCGCCTAAGCGCCCGAGTCCAAGCCCATCGGATCGGTGGGCTTTGGCGCGTGCGCCGTGGCCGCGTTTCATATGAAAATCATATGAAAACCATATTAACTGCCTAATAACTCCTTGCTAGTGTTTCTGCTTGGGTCTATATTTCCCCTCAGCGCCGGTACTGGCGCCCACATGGAGGGGAGTGATGACGCAAAATATATCGATATCAACATTCGAAGACCTCGTGTTTGAGGTCGAGCAGGTTCGTATCGTTGTCCGAGGAAATCCACGGGATCTCGTTCAGGATTACGGGTACGAGCGCAAAGCTGCAGGCAACACGTCGGTTACGGGCTGGCTAGAGACGCGGGTTTACCCGGCGCTCGAAGGCAAGTATTCCGTTGCGGTTGTCGATGGCAGCGGAGCGATACCGCACGGGCGAACTCATATGAGCAAGCTGCGTGGAAGCTACCTGGTCGAATAGCGGTAGGCAGAAACAAGGAAGCCCCAAGTGCTGGAACACCTGAGGCTTCGTACAACGTGAACACACTGGCAAGGATATTCACATGGACAAGTTTAACACAGCATCAGGCAATGTAATCCCGTTCAGCTTCGGCGCTCAACCCGTCCGCGCTTTGCTGGATGACGATCAGCCATGGTTTTTCGCAAAGGACGTTTGTACCGCACTGGCGCTGATGGACACGAACAAGGCGTTGATCGGGCTTGATGATGAAGAGAAACGCGAACACGAACAGTATTCGGGTTCGGGAAGAAAGCCTGTTCTGATCAATGAGTCAGGTCTTTACTCGCTGATCCTTCGCAGCAGGAAAGCCGAAGCCAAGCGCTTCAAGAAGTGGGTGACCGCTGAAGTGCTTCCGGCCATTCGCAAGCACGGCCGCTACTCCGACGACAGCGGCAAGATGGCGACGCTGGTGAATGACGTGATCGGCGTGTCGGGCGCCAACCTTATTGGGGGTGTCATCAGCCAGAAGGTGTCGGTGCTTCCAGTCGGAGTTCAGCGCCAGGCGCGCCACCGTATGCACTCGGTGCTGCACACTCGCTTTAACGTGCCGCGCACCGAGCTGATTCCTGCCGAAAAGCTGGACGCAGCCTGCCAGTACATCGCGGCATACGTGCTTGAGGGGGAATGGCTCGAAAGCAGCCAGGCGAAAGGCATGCAGTTGTCGGAGCGTGAAGTGCAGGCGCTCTATCTGATGATGAGTCACTACCACTTCGCTATGGAGTGGGCTATGAAGTCCGGGATTTACGCCATTGCGCGTATGACGGATTCAAGGCCGCTCTCGAACTTCAATGAGAACTTTTCAGAGATTGGCATGGGGTTTCGCACGCTAGACGAGCGCCGTGATGAGATTTATCGCATCTACAGCCAGCGTGGAGCGGGAGGCGGCTACGCAATGCAGGCCGCGAGTTAGGTATCAGCTCCACCCGGAACCCAGCCATGTGCTGGGTTTTGGCGCTGCCATCGTGATATGTTCCGCCTCAACTATGGGGAGGGAACCTTATGTACAGGTTGTTGTTGGCTGCGGTATGTATCGCCGCGGCCTCCGGTGCCAGCGCTGCTCAAGTGTTCAAGTGTGTTGGGGAGGACGGGAAAACCGCTTTTTCGGATCGTCCGTGCGCTGTAGGCGCCGAGCCTGTCACGGTCAAGGACAACCGAATAGGGGGCAGTTTCTCTCCTTCGGAGGAGTGGCTAGAGGTTGAAGAGCGCGGCCGCAAGGTAAGAGAGATAAACCGTCGCTACGACGCCGCACTGAGAAACCTTGAAAACGGGCCCTGCCGGGATTTCTCAAGCACTGACTTGCGCTCAATGATCATAGCCAATCAGGTCGTGGTTGGAATGAAGGCGTCTGACGCAACCCGCGCTTGGGGAGCTGCCACAAGCGTAAACGGATCACAGCACGCTTATCACTGGAATAAAGGTGGTTCCTCCTACTTCTACGTGAGTAATGGTTGCGTCCGAAGTATTCAGGGATCGTATAACGGGTAAGGAGAACCTTATGCAGTGTCCAGCTTGCGGCCATGTCGATAATGAGGTTGCTTTTGGGAAGCCAGCCAAGTGCCCTAGCTGCGGTGCGTTCTACGACAAGGCTATCGTTGCAAGGGCGCGCAAGGCAGAGGCGCTTTACCAGGCAGCTGAGCGTGAGGAGCGGAAGCGCAAGGTCGAAGCGGTGGCCCGGCCAGCAAAGCAAGCCGCATCAATGAGCTGGGCTGTCTTCCTAGCATTCATCAGTAGTCAGTTCTTCGGTCGAGCCGTTCTCTTAGTTGCTGTGCTGGGCGTTATTGTCTTGCTAGTGGCTCGCCCGTCTAGTGGGCCTTCCGCACTTCCGGCAAAAGCAGAGCAGCCAAACGAATACGCCGTGATTCGAGTAGGGCAGAGGGCCGTCGAGTCCCGCCTCAAGGACGCCGAATCGGCGAAATTTCGCAACCAGTTTGTTGGGAAGTCTGGCATTCCCTGCGGTGAGGTAAATGCCAAGAACGGGTTCGGAGCGTACAACGGCTTCAAGAGGTATATAGCGTCTGGGGGAGGCATCTCAGTCATAGAGGGCGAAATCCCTGACGAACAATTCGAGGCCTCCTGGCAGAGGCTGTGCGCTAGGTAGCCAAGCATCAAACGAGACCCGCTTCGGCGGGTTTTTTATTGCCCAAGGAAAAGTCATGTCAGACCTTCAGATCATTTTTCCAGAGCCGGTCACCGTCGAGGTGATGGGGCGTGACGTGCAGATCCTGCCGGTGAAGCTGCGCCACTTCGAGCGCTACGGCAAGTCGGCCGGCGCCTTGGTTGAGCTGTTCAGTCAGGCCAGCGTGCAGCAGATCAATCGCTATGCCGCCACGCACAGCCGCGAACTGCGTCAAGTTCTGCTGGCAACGACCAGCCTTAAGCGCTGGCAGCTGTGGTTCTTGCCGGCGACCGTCTCGGTGCAGCTGTTCATCGAGGTGGTTCGGGTCAATTCCAGTTTTTTCGGCGAAGCCCTGCCGGCAATGGTAAGGGCGCTGAGTGGGGCTCCGTCGTCCAGCGACTGATTGGCGCCGGCCATGTCTTGGCTGACGTGCAGGAGTACAGCCTGCGGCAGATCGAAACCTTCTTGGCAGCCATCGACGCAGAAGACCGCGCCGCGAACCGTGTTGCGCTGATCGCTGCGCGTGCGGCGAACGCCAAGCCTGAAGACTTCAAACGCTTACTCAAGGATTTCGCCTGATGGCTACAGTCAAGACTCAGCTGGTCATCGACGGCAAGAACAACTCGAAAAAAGCGTTCGATGAAGTCAATTCACAGCTGAACAGCATGAACAAGCAGCTGGCTACGGCTGGTAAGGCGCTGATAGGCGTGTTCTCCGTATCGGCCTTGACCGGTGCGGTGCGCGGCATTGCCAGCGCAGCCGACAGCTATAACCTGATGAACGCTCGCCTGAAGCTGGCCACTAGTTCGCAGGAAGAGTTCAACACGGCACAAAGCGAGCTGCGCCGTATCGCCACCGCTACGCAAACCCCGCTGGAGTCGCTGGCTACCCTGTATCAGCGAATCAGTCGACCGCTGAAAGAGGCTGGCCGCAGCCAGAAAGATATTCTGGCGGTCACTGAGGCCGTCTCTACGTCGTTCCGCGTTTCTGGCGCAAGCGCTCAAGAAGCAGAGAACGGCGTGATCCAGTTTGCCCAGGCGCTTGGTGCCGGCGCGCTGCGCGGTGACGAGTTCAACAGCGTTGCCGAGCAGGCGCCGCGCCTCATGCAGGCGCTGGCCGATTCGCTAAACGTGCCGATTGGCTCGCTCAAGGAAATGGCCGCGCAAGGCTTGCTGACCGCTGACGTCGTGACTTCCGCCTTGGTCGAGCAGCTCGACGTATTGCGTACCGAGGCTGAATCACTGCCGGAAACCATCGGTGGCGCCATGACTGCGCTGTCTGATCGCTGGAATGAAGCGATCGGCCAGGCGAATGTGCAGCCGCTGATCGACGCGATCAACGGCCTTGGCGAGACGCTGAGCGATCCTGTCGTTGTCGACAACCTGGTCAAGCTGGCGTCGGCGCTCGCCACGCTGGCAGGCACCGCTGTAGAAGGCGCGTCTGAGTTCGTCGATCTTGCCAAGCGAATCGCGTTCGTGGCCGCCAATGCCTCCGGAATGGTCACCGAGCTGGACAAGGTAGACCAGCAGATCGCTGACCTTGATCGCAGCCTGCAGGGCACCGGCCTCAGCACGACGATCGACGGCCTATTGTTTAGCCGTGAAGAGCTGCAGGCGAAGAAAGACGCGCTCGTGGCTTTCCGCGCCGCCATCGTCGAGCAGCAGACCGGCCTCAATGCCGAACTGCAGTTCCTCTCTGATGTTGCAGCCGCTGCTGCACAAGCCTCACGCGAGAAGGAAGTCAGCGAGCGCAATCAGTACATCTCCGACCTGAAGACCCAGCAAGACCGTATGGTCAAGGCGTCCGAGCAGGGCGTGAAAGCGCTGATTGCGGCAGAGAAGAAGGCCAACAGCGAGCTGGAAAAGGTCCGCAACGCTCGCCTGGACATCGAAAAGCGCTACCAAGACGCCATTGCCGGAATGAACTCCGGCGGTGAAGCCTCCTATGGTGCTGCTCAGGCGCTGAAGGTTGGCGCACGCGAGGCATTGCGCGCTGGTGACGTTGAAGGCGCTCAGGCGAAGGCCCAGGCCGCTCTCAAGATGCTGCAAGACTTGCAGGCAGCCGGCGCCAACACCTACGGCTTTGCCGGCTTTGTCGGCGAACTGCGCGACATCGAACTGGCCGCCAACGACATCGAGAAGGGCAGGGCCGAGGAGAAGATCAAGGCGATCAAAGATGAGATGCGGCAGCTCAAAGAGCAGGCGCTTGATCTGAAGGATATGCCGGTCAGCGTGCAGATGGACGACGCAGCATTGGCCAAGGTCCAGGCGGCTCTGGACGCCCTGGCCAAGCGCGAAATCATCATCAAGGTCGGCGCGCAGTACGACTTCGAAAATGAATACACCCTACAAGACCCAGGCCCGGCTCCGCAGAAGTTCGCCACTGGCGGCTATATCAGCGGCCCCGGCACCGGTACGAGCGACAGCATCCCGGCGTACCTCTCCAATGGGGAGTACGTCATCAGGGCGGCAGCGGTTCGCAAGCTGGGCAAGCGCCACCTGGACATGCTCAACCGCGGCATTCCGATTCCTCGGTTTGCCGATGGCGGCATGGTTGGGACGGTTGCCAGCATGCAGCCATCCGCTTTGTCTGGCCTTGAAAACTGGGGCAAGGCCACGCTCGTTGATGGTGGCAACCAGTTAGAAGTTATCTTGCCGCGAGACTCTTTCGAAGCCCTGCTCAGTAGGACGGCTCGAAAGCATGGGAGAACTCACTCGTAGCGCATTCTGATATCGGACTGCTAGCATCGAGGTCCACTCCCTCCTGAAGGAAACGGAAATGAATGATGCGGATGCACTGACATTGGTCAACTCTGAGTGCGACTGGATGCTTCAGACGCTGGTCCACAGCGCAAACCTTGGGGTTGAGATTGGCGTAACTCTGACGACTGCTGCCGGTATTGTTACTGGGACGATCATTGGGGGCGCCAAATACATGGATCAGCAGAAGGCGTTACTAGCTGAGCGGTGGGGGACCGACGAGCTGCGATCATCATTTGACGACATATTCAATGCGTGGCGTGAACGTTACGTGCAGAAGGACGATGGGGAGGAGCCTAGCGCGCCGATCTATATCCACCTAAGCAACGCGAAGCTGCTCACTCACGGTCAATTCGTTCCGTCCGACCCCGGAATGCTCTGGCGTGGGAAAATCAACGAAGTGATCGGTTTCAGTATTGGAATCTTGTCAAGAAACTAGTTTCCGCTAGGCCAAACCAGCCCCGCTCGTGCGGGGCTTCGTCGTTTCTGGAGCCTGAGAAATGCCACAACCTCAAATCATGCTCGGCGGCGTGCCGATCGTGCTCCACGCTGGCGCGCCGGTTTTGAGCGAGGAGCCCATTGGCGGCGAAACGTCGATGCGGATGAGCGACGGCGCACTGGTATCGATGACGCATTGGGAGCGCATGTCCGGCTCAATCAGCGGGACTGGCTGGATGCCGCCCGGCCTGCACGGACTGGACTACAGCCAGCCGATGGAGCTGCGGTCGACCAAGGTGCAGAGCGTGACGGGCACAGACCTGACATACACGCTGCGCGGAACGCCGCGGCCTGACGTGGCGCCGTGGGCTCAGGCGCTGGTCGGCGACGATTGGGTCAATACGGTCTGCAGCGTCACCGATGGCGTCGCGACCGTTACGTCCGTCACCAGCGCTGCCCTCTACCGCGTCTGCTGGATGCCGATCTATAGCGTCAAGGCTCGCCGGCCATCCGAAACGCAAGATTCAGGAACTGCCAGCCATAGCTGGTCCATCACCTGGGAAGAAACCTAATGCTTAACGCCTCGCCACTGAACGCCGTGCCGCTGAACGGCTTGGCGAGTGCTGCCGCTGAACCGGAATACATCGTGCGCGGGCAGTCGTTCGTGTGGGCGCTGCGCGTGTTGGTTGACGGCGTGAACCGCACGGCGCAGCTGACAGGAACCGTCACCGTCGACCGGGAAGAGGGCGCCGCTGGCATCGCTGGCTTTAATCTGTTCATCGCGCCTGGCGTGGCCGTCGTGCCGCCGGACTGGAAGGGCAGGCCGGTATCGATCGACTACATCAGCACGAGCCAGGGCGCCACGACCGAGGCCCGCCGCTACGCGGGCCAGATCAGCATCGCCAACTGGAATCCGGTCAGCCGGGTGCTGACGTGCGAATGCTCGGACCAGCTGCAGCAGCGGGTCGAAGGCATGACTGTCGCGGCAATCGATTCATTGGTGGGCGGCTTCTGGTCGGCGGATGTGTTCGAAGAAGTCGAGGGGCGCAGCCATTGGGACTACGCCCGCGAGCGACTGAGCACCCGACCGGTAGGCTTGGACTGCTCGCCGACCGGGGAGCTGCGCGTGACGAGCTGGTACGCCGCTGCGCCGCACTTCATCTACGGGCCTGGCACCACGCTGTATCAGACCGTGGAGCTGCAGCAGGCGGATCTTGATCGCACCACGAACCGAGTAGAGATCGAATTCAGCTACCGCTACAGCAGGCTGTGGCAGCGCAACAAGAACTACAGCTGGCAGTCTCCTGTGACCGAGGGGCAAACAGGCCTCGGCGGCTTCTGCCTGTGGCGCGCCAATAGCCACGAGTTGCCAACCAAGGACATGATCGAGGAGGCCGCCAGTGGCAACGGCGAGACGCTGATCAGCCCGGACTATTACTCGCTGCCGCTGACCATGGCAAACCCGTGCGGTGACGGCGTGTCATGGCAGAACACCTTCGACGACCTCTTGCTCGGCGTCAGCTGGGTCGGTGCGCGGCGCTGGGTGCAGACCGTGACCGAGACCTACCGGCTGACGTTAGCCACGCCGGCAGGCGAAGCGGAGCCATCGCGCATCGTCCAGCGGGCCGGCTACACCGTTGATATCGAGAGCGACCGCGCGGACGAGTGGACGAGCGAACCGATCCTCGGTGGCAACAGCGGCACGACCGACCTGGCCGACGATGCCCGTCGCGCCGCTGCAATGAATGTCGCATTGCGCGCTGGGCAAACCGAGATCATCGCCGCGCACCGCGAAACCACGCTCACATGGCAGGTGCCCGCCAGCCTGGCACTGGGTATTGACCTGACGCACACGCTGGAACTCAACGACCAGGGCGCCCATGCCATCGGCAAATGCCGGCGCATCCTGGACAGCTTTGACCTGGCCAGCGGTGAGGCGATCACGACCATCAGCATTGCAGTGATGCGCGGCGGTGGCGTGAGTGATCCGCTGACCCTGCCGCCACGCCTCGGCTCAGCCCCTGGCGGTGAAGGCCAAGATGGTGAGGCGCCAGCCAACATCCTGCCCACACAGCTAGGCGGCAGGATCGCCTCGCCGCCGTATGACGATGCGCTGGATGGGTTCGCCGGCAATTACTCGTCAACCACGGCGGGCGCAGAAATGTACCCGCGCCGGATCGAGGCTGTGACCGACGAGATTGCAGCCGAGGACCGCGACGAACGCCAACTGGAAACCGACCGACTCTACCGCGTCGGCATCCCCAACGATCTGCTGGAGCTGTGATGGCCTACATCAACAACTACCTCGAGCCCATCGAACTGGCTCAAGGGGCGACCTCGGCTGTGCTGGCCCTGCCGGATGGCAGCTATCGGCTGACGCTCTCCGATGCGCTGCGCATGCGCTGGGAGATCGTCGATGCCGTTGTCGTTAGCGGCGCCGCGACTTTGACGCGGGCGAGGGAGGGCACCGCCGACCAGCTCTGGCCTGGCGGCAGCGTCATCTACTGCACCGTAACCGCTGGCCAGCTCAACGCACTGCTGACCCGAATCGCCGAGGCGGAAGCGCGCATTGCGGCGCTCGAGCATGGAGGTGGGGCAGGGGCGCTCACCAACGAACAAGGCCAGCCGCTGACAGATGCGGGCGGCAACATCCTTACCACTGGAGACTGACAGATGCCGCAGCACATATTTACCGGCGAAGGCGAGCCGACCTCGGTTCAGCCGAATAACCCTGGTGATCACTACATTGATCAGGCCGAAGTGCCGCCCGCAACGTATCTCGCTGTCACCGACGGGGTCGGCCTGTTCTGGATGCGGGTTGCCCCGAGCAATGTCGGCACAGGCGCTCCGTCTGGCGCGCCTGCTGCTGGGGCGCTCTATGTCTCACGGGAAGGCTCGTCCGACCGTCGCGTTGCAGTTGGCGACGGCGCAGAGTGGACATGGCTTGCAAGCATGAAGGTGCGCGATACGCCGCCGGGCTCTGCTTGGAATGAAGTGCCGGGGCTGTATCTGGATAACCTGGCCGGTAACCTCTACGTCAGCGACGGCGAGGGCAACTGGTTCAGCGTGCCTGTTACTCCGGTGGTGTGATGGCTCTCGGCGATAGCCGCCGAGCCTCCGGGCAGGCAATGGAGCAAAGCCGCCGCGAGCTAGGCCGTGCCAATGAGGCGGCGCGGCGCGCGCTTGGCGATGCGATGGAGAACAGCCGTCGCGGCACCACGGTCGTACAGGACATCAACCGCCTCACTCGGCCGCAGCCTCCGCGCCGTTCGCTGCCAAGCATAGAGCCGGTCGGCGCCTTGCCAGCCTCGCGCGGCAGGGGCGACTACAAGGCGCCCCCGCCATCGGCGGCCGGCGGCATTGCCAGCCCCCTGACAGAGACGGCCAATAGCCGCGAGTACTACGCCGCGGTAAACCGCCCATCCACCGATGGCATGGTGTTCTTCAGCGTGCGCGCCGTCCGGCGCGTGCATATGACTGACGCCAACGATGCCGAGGTGGTCCTGGAGTTCGAGAATGTCACTAGCTGACCTGCCACTGAATGATCAGGTCGTCGAGTTCGGCTTCGGATGGCACGGTCGGCATGTCGTGCCGCTCACCGGGGCGCCCTATATCGAGTTGCCCAGCGGTCGGAAGGTCATGGCGCCGGAAATCGGCAACGAGGCGCACCCGTCCACGTTTCTGGTGGACAACGGCATGCCTGAGGTGACCACCGTACTGGATGATCCCGAGGCGGCTCTCTGGAACGTGGCCATCACCAACGGGAGCGGCACCGACAACTTGTTCCGGCACTGGGCCAGGGGAAATCCTGCCATCAGGCTCCTTCGGGTCGGCGATTCGTTCAGAGCGGTGGACCCATCGATAACCAATTTCGGCGCTTATGCGTTGGTGCGTGCTGGCGTGCAGACGGGCATCGCCGACCAACAGGTGCCGCTGTCTGCGCTGGGTAACGTGCCGAGCGACTTCAATCGCGCGCAGGTTGTCGACATCAGCCCGGACGGGCTCCGCTGGATCTTCGCGCTAAGCAGGACCTCGAACCAGGTCTCTCCCTATCAGATCGCGATCAACGACGTGACCTATAGCGGGCCGCTGGCGTTGATCGAACTGGTGTTCAACGCTGGCGTCACGGCGATGACCTACCGTGTCGTGGCCAACTACGAGCAGTGCGCAGGCGTTGTGGTCAGCAGCCAGAACGGCGCCGATCTCCAGCAGCGGGTTCACGTGCTGCGTATCGGGAGCGGCGGCATCGTGGGCGAGAGCGACTACGAATGGACGCCCAGCTGGTCGCTGGAGGGCTCCGGCGAGCCGGCGTCCTGCAGTACCAGCTCGGCCGACCCATGCTCCGATGCGTTTCGCTACTCGACCGGAACCTCTGTAGACACGTCCCGCGTCGAGATAGTGACGGGTGCCTGGTACGACGCTGCGGGCGTGGCGCAGCTGGTCACCCTGCGCGTGGATGCGGAAACCACGCTGGCCAAGGGAAGCCCGGCCCCCGGGCCAGGCGGGCGTTACTACTGGGATACCTACACCATCACCCGCAAGGTCATCGGCTATGCCTCCTATGCGGGCGGGGCGTTCGACGAGTATTTCAACCTGCACTGGACTGACCAGCAGACGGCCAGCGGTCGGGTCTTCAACATGGTGCTCGGCGGCACGCCGATTTTCAGTTTCAGCGGTGCCCATCCGGTGCCGACCACGCACCAAACCAGCACCCAGCCAAGGCAGGATGCGCCGTCGGTCAATCGCGTGTTCGCTGCCGGGTTCGCCACAACGTTCAACGTCACGGTCAACCTGGCGCACGAGTTCTCCAACAAGGTGCGCGGCGCGATCGTGCGGGCGGAAAAAACGGATTTTTGCGAATACACCGCCAGCGCCTGTATGACCCCGGCGGGGGTCGATGCAGGGTATCGCTCCACCGGGAATCTCTACCCGGGCGACCGGAATGACCGCGGCAACTTCAATCTCGCGCTCTGGCAGCACCACACCAACTTTCAGACCGGAAGCTACAACCCGGTGACCGGGCAGGTGGTGCGCAGCCTGGTTGGCGGCGAGCGCTACACCTGGGTCTGACCCAACACAACGACGCACAGCCCGCCAAGCGCGGGCTTTCTTTTGCCCGGAGCAACCATGCAGCCAGCAAAACTCGATCTGCACATCGTGCAGGGCTCGACCCTGCGCGACACCCTGCGGCTGATGCAGCCGCGCTACGAATACCGGCCGATCACCGCGCTTGGCGGCGCGCCATTGCGCCTCACCGTGGACCACGGGCTGCCGGGCAACTGGCTGGCCTGGGTCGAAGGTGTCAGCAATATGCAGGGTGTCAACCGCTCGCCGCGTGAGCGCCCGCACCGCGTGACCGTGATCGATGCTGACACCCTGGAGATCAACGCGCTCTCCGCGTTCGGTCTCAACCCAACCGGCGGGCAGCTGATCTACAAGCCACCGGTAGACCTGACCGGAGCTAAGGCCCGCATGCAGATCCGGGCCGGCCTCGGGGGCGCTCTGCTCTTGGAGCTCACGACCGAGACCGGCGGCTTGGCCATCACTGGCCCCGGCACGCTGACTCGCACCATGAGCGCAGCGCAAACGGCCGCGCTTACGTGGACCGATGGCGTGTACGACCTTGAAGTCGAATATGCCGACGGCACCGTCCAGCGCTACCTGCAGGGGGCCGTCACCGTCAGCCGCGAGGTGACCACATGAGCATCGCGATCTGCGGTGATCCCGAGGTGCTGGTCATCGAGGCCGGCAGCGAATACGCCGTGGCTCTCGAGCCGGACGCCGAGACGGTCGTCGTCATGGCCGGCGAGCAGGGTCCGCCCGGGCCGCCAGGCAAGAACGCGCCAGGCGCTGGCGATGCCCCGCTGATCAGCGAAGACCCCGACAACCGCCTTACCCAGGGAAGCGACGACGGCCTATACGTCCGCGACGACCTGATTCCAGACCCTCTCGCCTACTACATTCTCGCAAAAGGTTGAGCCCATGAGCCTCGAAACAAAAATCATTGCTGTCGTCCAGGCCATCGGCGCGGACATCAAAGACCTTCGCACCAAGCAGGGTGATCTGACTGCACTCAGCACTACGGCAAAGGGCAATCTGGTCGCCGCCATCAACGAGCTGTATGGCTTGCTCGGTTCCTCAGGCGCTGTGATCGACGACAACGCCGGCGATGGCGCTACGTCCGTCACCTGGTCGGCGGACAAGATCTTCGACACGATCGAAGCGGCCAAGACGGCAGTCAAGGCTGAGCTCACCGATGGCGCCTCGACCGCGCTCGACACTTTGGCCGAGCTAGCTGCAGCGCTGGGCAATGACCCGAACTACGCCGCCACCATCGCCACAGAACTTGGCAATCGCGTGCGCTACGACGCGCCTCAGCCCCTGACCACGGCGCAGCAGCTCCAAGCGTGCACCAACATCGGCGTCGGAAACCCAGAGCGCGATTTCGTCGCGGACTACACCACAGCCAAGGCGTAAACCATGAGCCTACAGACCCGCATCACTGCACTTGTGCAGGCCATCGGCGCGGACATCAAGGCGCTGTATTCTGGCAAGGTTGGCACATCAGATCCCCGCTTGACCGACGCCCGCGAGTGGACGGCCTCGACCGTCACACAGACAGAGGCAGAGCAGGGCACATCAACGACCCGCCGCGCCTGGACCGCTCAGCGCGTGTTCCAGGCCATCGCTGCCTGGTGGGCTGCCAGCGCGATGAAGACGAAGTTGGACGGCATCGCTACCGGCGCCACGGCAAACGCCACAGATGCTCAGTTGCGCGACCGGGCCACCCACACCGGCACGCAAGCGATAAGCACCGTGTCTGGCCTGCAAACTGCGCTTGACGGGAAGATCAGCACAACCGAGCGCGGCGTGTCTGGCGGCATCCCGACCCTCGACGAGTTCGCCCGCATTCCGGCCAGCCAGTTGCCGAGCTACGTCGATGACGTGCTGGAATACGCCACCACGGCGCAGTTCCCCGCGACGGGCGAGGGCGGGAAAATCTACATCGCCATCAATCAGGGCACCGCGGCGAACCCAACCCGCCAGTACCGCTGGACCGGCTCGGTGTATGCCGAGATCAACCCTTCGCCAGGCACCACCGATGCGCTGGCCGAAGGCTCGACGAACCTGTATTTCAGCGAAAGCCGCGTGCGCAATACGGTGCTAACCGGGCTCAACCTGGCCAGCTCTGCAGCAGTGGCGGCAACTGACAACGTATTGGCAGCGTTCGGGAAGATTCAGGCAAGGTTGAGCCTGCTCGGCACGGCTGCGAATGCGAACGTGCAGTCATCGCCCACCGACACCACTGCCGGGGCGGTAACTACAACGGAGGGCGCTCGCTTCGCTGTATTGGCAAACTATGGCGCTTACTACGGCTCTTCGGGTGGTAAGAACATAGACACGCTGGTTGGCGGCGAGTCTGGGCTTTTTTCTACCAGCAACCCAGGAACGTTCCCTCCCAGCTTCGGCTCGTTTGTCTACATCGAGACGCAACAAACATATTCAGCCTCGTCGGTGGCGCAAGAGGCTTGGGATTATGGCGGCTCATCTGCCCCAATAGGCCGTAAGGCGTTTCGGGTACGCAGTAATAGCAGTGGCGAGTGGAGCGCGTGGCATGTCTACTACCACACCGGCAACTTCGATCCCGCCGCCAAGCAGGACAAGTCCGCCGTTGTAATCACGGCCACCAGCCGCACACTGGCCCTGACTGACGCCTGGAAATACCTGCGTCCTGGCACGACTGGCGCCATCACGCTGACGGTGCCGACAAACGCGACCGTGGCGTTCGATGTCGGCACCGAGATCACGGTTCGCGCGCTGGGAAATATCACTCTGGCCGCTGCCAGCGGCGTCACGCTGAACGCACCCTCCGGAGGCACGCTGAACATGACTGCGCGCATGACCGTAACCCTCAAGAAGGTCGGCACGAACGTATGGGACGTGATCGGCCAAACGGTGGCAGCATGATGCCCGGTGTAGTGGCGGGCTTTGCACGAGCTACTGCCGCGCCTGTAAACGTGTCGCTTAGCTCTGCGGCAAGCACCGTGGCCTCGGGGGTTACTGGTTTCTACAAGGGGATATATGGGTCGATTACTCCGCAGTTCGCCAATGTGTTTGCCGGGGCTGCGAACGTAAGCGGAGCGCGTGGAGAGCTGCAGTCGATAGAGTGGGCCTCTGGAGCTATGTACATGACCATAGTCGGCCCGTTTTCGAGCATAGCGGACGTGCCGTTTACCTCCTTGGCCATCGACGGGGCGGCGGCTGTACCAAAGTCTGCAATGAGCTTTTCTGGCTCGGAAACGGTTGAGCTGACATGGACGCAGGCGGTTAACCCGATCCCTGTCGGAGCCCACACCCTAGTATTCGCCTAACAGCCCCGCCAGTCGGGGCTTTTTTTACGCCTGGAGCTCCCATGACCCTCTCTGAAATACGGGAGCGAGCCATAGCGCCCGCTCTCGCGCTGCTGCCTGCGCGGATGTCGAGCCGAGAGGCCGAGATTATGCTGTTGGCTATCGGGCTGCAGGAGTCGCGTTTCGAGCATCGTCGGCAGTTGGTCGGTTCGCCGCCGCGCCCCACCGGGCCGGCAAAGTCGTTCTGGCAGGCAGAGCAGGGTGGCGGCATGGTTACCGGGCTGCTGCGCTACCACGATGACCGTGTGCGCGATCTGGCTGTGGGCCTGTGCGCAGTCCGCGGCGCGGAACCGTCGCCACGGGCGGTATGGGATGCCATCGAGCATGATGACGTGCTTGCCGCTGGCCTTGCTCGCCTCCTGCTGTGGAGCGACCCGGGCCGTCTGCCGAGCGAGGATGATGTGGAAGGCGGCTGGAAGCTGTACCTCAAGACGTGGCGCCCTGGCGCATACGATCGCGGCACCGCTGAGCAGCGCGCAGAGCTCCGCGCCAAGTGGGGACGGAACTTCGCCGCGGCGGTGCGCGAGGTGATGCGATGATCGCCTGGCTGAAGCTCGTCCCCGGCTGGGTCTGGCTGCTTGCCCTGGCTGTTGTAGCCGCTGGGCAGCAGATCCGGGTGCTATCGGCGCAGTCTGTAGCCTCGAAGGCACAGGCGGACCTAGCCACCTACCGCACCGAAGTCAGCGAGCGCGACCGCCGCGCTGCGCTGTTCGTCATTCAGGAAAACCAGCGGCGCCAGGCCGCGACGGAGAAAGCAGATGCAGAGGCACAGGAACAACTGGCTGCAGCGCGTACTGATGCTGAGCGCGCTGGTAGTGCTCTTGAGCGCCTGCAGCAGCGCCTCGCAGCAGCTGAGCAACGCAGTCGTGACGCCGGCAATGCCATCACTGCCCAGCTCAGCCAGGCAGCCGAAGACGCCGCCCGAGTGCGAGCCGACGTGTTCGGCAGGGTTGGAGAGGCTGCTCAACTCTATGCTGGAGTCGCCGACGAGCGGGGAATAGCTGGGTCTGCGTGCGAGAAAGCGTATGACGCAGTGAAGGGGAATTAGATTTGCCCGGACGGGCTGAGATAGGGGAAATTCCTTCCCCAAAACGCAAACGTAAGTGTTTGATTCTATTGGCGCGGGAGATTGCGCAAAAGAGCGGATTTTTGAGCGTGAAAACTGGCTGGAAGCCGCGCGGCACTAGGCGTTGAGCCTGATTCGTGCGGCGTCCCAGGCTTTGATTCCGTATAGGCACAACCGCTGATCGGGTTCGGACATGGGCGACTCTCCAAGGCTCCTGCAAAACTGGACGGCGGATTATGCCACGGCTTGCCTGCCGATGGTCGTGAAGCACGGGGTCAATGCCGGTATTGCCAGGCCCCGTGGCCGCGTGGTTGCACGCGGTTCAGCCTCGTCCGGCTGCACCCAGGGCCTGCTCGATGGCCCGCAAGTCCTGCGGGCGAACCACGCGTCCCAGCTCCTGGCCCTTGCTCAGCAGAATCAGCGTAGGCCACAACTTGACCCGGAACGAACGTCCCAGCGGCCGCCCCGGACCATCTTCAATCTTCAGATGGGTGATGCCTGACCGGTCCGCCAGCGCCTTGCCGATCAGCGGTTGGGCGGCGCGGCAGTGGCCGCACCAGGCCGTGCCGAACTCCAGCAGCACGGGGCCTTCCAGCGCGTCCACGTCAGCGCGGCTTGGTTCGATGTTCGCGTAGTGCTCGGTCATTTCCAC